TCAGGCCGAATGTGTCCCACGCGAGAACCAGTCGTGGGACACACTGACTCGGCTGATGGCCTTTTCGGCCAGCCGCCAGCGTTCCACCCGCCGCGTGTAAACCTCGCTCGTCTTGGCCTCCGAGTGACCGAGGATCGCCATGATGTCGTATTGGCTGCAGCCCAGCTCGGCGAGCAGCTCGGCGAGGCCCTTGCGGACCCCATGCGCGGATAGGTGATGAAGGCCGGCGTCCTGGCACCATCGCTTGAACATGGCGGACATGCTATCGCCGCTCGCGTAGGCCTTACCTCCCCTCCCCAGAACGTACGTTGAGCCTTGCACCTTCGGCGCTCTCGTCGCTGCCTTCAGCGGCGGCAGCAACGGCACGGCGACCTCGGTCGAGCCTTTCTTCAGCGGCTGCCAGCGAACCGCCTCGATCCCTTCGATCACGCATTCATGCGCGCGGCCGAGCATCGTGAGGTCTTCGATGCGGCAGCCGGTCCAAAGCAGCACCGACATGGCGACGTGCGGCTTCGTGCCGGGCGCATGCCGGGCGAAGAAAGCCTTCACGTCCGCGGCTTTCCACGGCGTCGCACCCTCCCCCTTCTGGTAGACGGCCTTGATGCCCCGCGCCGGGTTCTCTCGCGTGTGTTTGCGCTCGATCGCCCAATCGTACATCACGGCGACTGCCTCGATGAACGCGTCGGCCTGGGCTGGTGTCGCGCCCATTTCATCGTGCATCTCGATGAGCTTTTCATGCGGGATGAGCATCTTGCGATCGGGATCGGCGGCCAGCCGACCGAGCAGGTTGCGCTTCTTCTTCAGTGTCTTATGGCTGGTCGTCCCGGCCACGACCCGCTTTTCGAGGTATTCGAAATAGGCGTTTACCAGCCAGCCAATCGACTTCGGCTTCGCGTAGTCGGAGGCTGCCTTCAACGGTTCGGGCGTCTCGCCACGCCGAGCTGCAAGATACTGGCGCTGGAAATCGTCGTGGCCGGGGCCGCAATGGATGCGGATACGCTTCGCACGATCGCCGGCAGGGCGGACGCGGTAGCGCACGGCGCCCGAGGGCAGCGGCTCGTGCAACAGGCCCGGATAGTCGACTTTCACGGCAGACCTCACCAATCCTTGAGGCCTCCATCCTTTTCGGACACTGGCGCGTCCTCAACGGGCCCGCACCGGATTTCAACTTTTCCACCGCTTATCCACAACGCCTGAACGTGGTGACCGGTGGCGCGCAGCGCGTTCAGCGCGGCGGTGATCGCAGCCTCGCTTGCGCGCACACGAGTGGCCGGTCGGTCGTCAGTCGAGCTCGACATCGTGCCCATCCAACCAGAGCCGGTACTTGCCGTCGATCACGCGCCAGATCTCGGCGGCCCGCGGATCGTGATCCAGCATCTTGCGCGTCGTGATCCCGCAGCGCCGCAGTATCTCGGCGCGGGCTTCCTCGGCTGTTTCGACACCGAGGAGCAGCCGGAAACTGCCTTCACCGCAACAGATCGAGGCACGCTGGGCCAGCGCACCGCCCTTCAGGTCTGGTCCCGGCGGCGAAGCTTCGTCTTCGTCCCACGGCGGCGAATCCGAGTCGCTGGCGCCGATCGCGGGCTCTTCAATCTTGGGAGTTACCTGTGAACCTACTTGCAAGGGAGCTGCCAAGGTTTCGATTGATGGCTCCAGGGCAGGTGCCGCCGCCGGCGGCGACTCCGGGCGGGCTTCTCCCGGGTTGATCAAGTCGACCTGAAGCCAGCCCGCCAGCGTCACAGTCAGAAGCATCGTGTTCTCGCCTGGGCCGAGCAGGCCGAGCGCATCCGCAACCTCAGCAGGCGAGAAGTGATGACGGTGGATCACGGTGTGCGTCACAGACCAATCTCCTCAAGGAAAGCGTCGAGCCCAGCCGGCTTCTCGGGGTTGAGGTAGAACGCACGCACGCGGTCCCAATGACGCCGCCAGATGGCCTGCATCTTCGTCGCCATCGTGAAGCTCTGCGGGGCACCGATGTTCGGATGGCCGAACTTGCGCCCTCTGCGCCGGTACGCGGTCCCCTTGGCTTCAAGCCGCTCGACCAGTTTCCAGCGCCGGCGAAGTTGTCGATCGCGCTGACGAACGGACGCCGGAAGCAGCTTCCAGCACTTGCCGCAGATCGTTTCCTCGTCCTCGTGCTGGCGCTTGAAGGTCCGACCGCAGCGCGGGTTGAGGCAGGGAGTCCGGCGCTCGGTCATAGGAAGCCCGCCTCCTTGTTCGCCTTAATGGCAGCGCGGCCAACCTTGCAAGCGCGCCGCAGGTCTGACCGATCTTCCATCGTGGCATATTCCAGAGCGAATAGCGCCTCCGAGAGGTCGTAGGCATCGGCCGCGTTGCCTGGGCGAACACCATTCTCCTCGAAGTAACCGATCTCCTCCCACGCACCATAGGAAAGCAGCGAGCAGGCGAGCCTTGCCCCGCACTGGGTACAGGAGATGAGAGTGTCGTGCTCAGACGACCACCCACCGTCGAGGATATAGTCGCGGCGCTTGCCCCGATCGCGCTCGCGGCGACGCAGGTGCCGAACCATGAACGTGCCGCAGTCTCGGCACCACTCGTTGTTGCCGTGGTGGGTCTGATACTCGCCGCGGGGCGTGGAAATCCAGTAAGCGGCCTTTACCTGCGCCTGCTTTGCCAGCGGGTAGAGCGCGTCAGCAAGTTCGCGAAGCTCGGGTGTGTGGACGATATCAGGCATCGGACCTGGCCTCTCCCCATCGGATCAGGACCCCGGTGAACTCATCGATCCCGGGATGGTGCTCTCGCCAGAACGCCTTCAGGTCAGCCCAGTCGGCGAAGCCATCAAGCATTGCGAAGTGATCGAGGTTGGCGAAGGCGACATCAGGGACGAGCACCGCGTCTCGATCGAGGACCAGCGTGATCGGCAGGACATCGCGGCAGACCGTGCGGGCGACCAGCTCGCACTGCTTCGTCCGCATCCCGGTGTATAGCTGCAGGTCCTCGCCGACGCGCGCATGGCGTTTTCTGGGCGCGCGAATGGTCTGCCGCTTCACGCCGGAGCGGATCGGGACAACGAACCGGCGCTGGAAGGAATAGGCAACCATCTGACGCGCCCTGTGCTGCTAATTGACCGCGGCGCCAGCAGGGGCGCCCCGCTTCCGACCGAGACCCATCTTGCGCGCCAGTTCCGACCGCGCGCTGGCGTAGTTCGGCGCCACCATCGGGTAGCTGGGATCTAGACCCCACTTCTCGCGATACTGCTCGGGGGTCAGGCTGTAGTGCACGCGGATATGGCGCTTCAGCGATTTGAACTTCTTGCCGTCCTCGAGACAAATGATGAAGTCGTCGTGCACGGACCTCTTCGGGTTGACGGCCGGCTTCAACTCCGCTGCCGAAGCTGCGGGTGCGGCCGTCACCAGCGGCGCAGCGATGGCCGCGCGTGTCTGCTGAATGAACGACGGAACTTCCTCGCGCGTGATCAGGCGATTGGCGATCGCCGCAACGACGATATCGGCGGTGGCCATGATGACCTCGGTATCGGGATTGAACTCGTCTGACATTGCCTTCTCCTTTTCAGCTGCTGTGTTTGCCGGTGAACCCGGTTTCGATCATCTTCTCGACAGCGGCCTGGCATCTGAGCCGGTCGCCCATCGCGCCTGTTCGGCCATAGGCCGTGCGCCCGTAGTAGGGGGATTCATCACCGCCGAATTGCTGGACGACGCCGATGACATCGCAGGCATCATTGCGGAGTTCCCAGGCGGCGATCCTCATGAAAGGCTCGCAATCGCACGACGCCTCGCCATGCTCTCGGCAGGTGGCTTTCGCTTGCCAGCTCATGCCGCCCGACCTCCGGCTCCCCGATTGAGCAGCACCTCAAGGTACGAAACGGTGTCACGAGCGAAGCGTTGATGCTCGCGCCAAAAGGCTGCCCCTTGACGGATTTCCGCATCGGTAACGCCGGAAGCAGGCGATGCGTTGTGGCGCGCCACAAGCTCGTCGATCTCGTCGCCGCATTCCTTGGCACGTTCGCGCCAATGCTCGATGAGTTCCGGCAGGGGCGTCATTACCGCCACTCCGGACCGAACGGTATCTCGTCGTCGAGCTCGCGCGACGATCGGCTGCTGGTACCGCCGCTGCTACGCCCGAAGTCCCCGCCGCTGGAGCGGTCGTCTCGGCGATCATCCCGCCGATCGCCGCCGCCATCGCCCTGCCCGCGCGAATCCAGCATCTGAAGCTCGCCGCGGAACTTCTGCAGCACGATCTCGGTCGTGTAACGCTCGACGCCGTCCTTTTCCCATTTCCTGGTCTGAAGCTGGCCCTCGATGTAGACCTTCATGCCTTTCTTCAGGTATTGCTCGGCGACCTTGGCGATGTTCTCGTTGAATATCACCACCTGATGCCACTCGGTCTTTTCCTTGCGTTCGCCAGAATTCTTGTCCCGCCAGCTCTCGGACGTGGCTATGCGGAGGTTGACGACGGCGTCACCGCTGTTCATGCGCCGTATTTCCGGGTCGGCGCCGAGATTGCCGACCAGGATGACCTTGTTGACGCTGCCTGCCATTTACTTCGTGCCTCCTGAGAATAGAAAATCTGCTGCGCGGACCATGCTGCCCGGCAAGGGGTCGATAAAACCAAGCCGGGATACCTTGCCGACGTAGACGCCGAGGGTACTGGCTGTGCGCGACAACCCCATCTTGTCGGCCAGATCGCCGCGGCTGATCGGTTCGGGGTAAGCGGAGACGACCAAGTCGAAGACTCGCGCCGGCTGCGCTTCCAGGAGCGCGCGGGCCATCGAGAGGACAGTCAAGCCTGCGGGCACCTTCCCTGCGGACATGCCGGCCGGCGTAGCCCGGATATGGCCTGGCGCGCCGGCTTCGACTAGACCGCGCTCGACCAGCTTTCCAATGTAGACCCCGAAGGTCGAGGCTGTCGGGCTCAGACCGGCGGTGATCGCGGCCCGTGTCCTGGCAACTTCGTCGAAGCCGATCGAATGCCACCAAACTATCGAATCGAGGGCGCGTTGAAGCGAGGCAGGCAGATCGCCGGGCTGGCTTTGGGTAGCCAGTTGACCTGAGATGGTCATTTCGGGAATCTGGTTTACCGAAGGCGATTTCGGGCTTTTGGCTGCCGGGGCAGGATTCGAACCTGCGGTCGGAGATCCAAAGTCTCCTGCCTTACCGCTTGGCGACCCGGCATCATTCAGTTGCGGAAGCGCCAGCACGCTCGTGATGGCATCCCGAACGGAGCCGAGCTCGCGCGTCACCAGATGGGCGATGAGCGCCCGACCCTCTCGATTGCCTTCCGTCCAACCTCTCTCGTACCCGCGCTTCTCAGCCGCTTCGATTGCCGCCGGATCGGGCATGTCGTGTTTTGGACTTTTATTTAATGCCGCAGTCAGCCTGGTGATCTCAGCCTTGAGCTTCGTGGGGTCGTTGGCCTCAGCCTCTTTGACTGCGTCGCCGATGATCGAGCGCAGTTCGTCCTGGTCGACAGGCGCGGTGTTGACGTCGACCTCGATGCCGTCGCGCGTCGGTGTCGCGGTGTTGTCGTAGGTTTTAAACTTCGGAAAGGCGATCTTCTCAAAGATACGGGCCTCGCCGGAGCAAACCCAGCCCGTCCCGGTCGGCAGCGACGAAAGGGAACTCGCGACCGCATCCAGCGTATCCTTGCCAACGTTCGCCTTCAGCCATTTGATGACAGGCTCCTGGTCGGCCGGTGTTGTGAGACGATGCGTGATCACGGTCTCGCAGCTGCCTAAGACGGCATTGTGCAGCGCCTGCGTGCGCTGGGTGGCGACGACCAACCTGATACCTTTCGACCGGCCCGCCGTCGCCAGCTTCTTCATCCAGTGGATGGTCAGGTTTTCGACGCCGATGCCGGCGCGCTCCTTGGGCGCGAACTCGTGGGCCTCTTCAATCACGAGATAGATGACGCCCCGCGCGAACCGCATCAACGCCGGTGCGAAGTCGACAAAGAACCGCTGCAGCCCACCGGGCTCGAAGTCGGCCATGTCGATGATCGAGAGGGGGAGTTTGCCTTCCCCAACAAGCCGACCGATCACCTTGCCGGCAGACGAATGCAGGGGGACGTGGCCGCGCGGCCCGCCGAGTATCTTGAACGGCAGCCCCGGCTTCTTGCCGTCGCCGCTTGAGGTGATGCCCCACCAGTCCGACTTGATCGAGTCGAGGACGCAGACCCGGAAGCCGCCGGCAACAACTTGCTCGATCGCAAGCTTTTCGGTCGAAGTCTTGCCGCTGCCTGTCTTGCCGAGGATGGCGGTATGCTGCGCCAGCACGGCATCGGGAATCGGGTGGGGCATCATCAACGCAGCCCCTATGCCGAGACCAGTTCGAAGCGGTCGCCGGCCTTGTCGGTGACGACCGGCCCCTTCCCCTTCTTGCCGGCTTCGATGACGGGGACGCCGACGACCTTCAGGGCGGTGCCCTTGGCGTCGAACCCGCTGATCGAGATCGAGTTCGTCGACCTCTTGGCCGACCAGTTGAAAACCTTCTTCGGTGCTGCCATTTCCGTGCTCCTTTTGCGCGGCTCAGTGGGGTTTTTGCGTTACCGGCGCGCCGCGTTGGCGCCGGCAGCTTTCCTCGATAGTCGCCATGAGATCAGCGGCGACTCCATCGATGTCGGTCGGGATGGCTTCCGCAAACATTTTGCCGTTCCGCCAAAGCCCTATGTGCACGGAATGGCAGTGTTCGCAGAGGAAGAAGTTGATGCTCTGAGCGAGCTTGGGTTTCATCACATCACCACCGTGAGTTTTTCGGCCGCGCGCGTGATCCCGGTGTAGAGCCACCGCATCCGGTCCGTGCTGAATGATCCAGATTCATCGAACAGGCAGACGTGATCCCACTGGCTGCCCTGGCTCTTGTGCACCGTGAGTGCATAGCCGTAGTCGAATTGCTGCGTACCCCGGAGTTCCTTCCAAGGAACCTCGTTGCCGCGCCCCTCGAAGAATTCCTCCCGCACCCGGACATCGACGGGCGTCGTCGATTCGAAATCGAGCGAGGTCACGAACATCCGGACGGAGTGATCGTTGAGGCTGCCGCGGCGTCGCTTCTTCAACTCGACCACCCGCCACAGCCCGCCGTTGAAGATGCCCTTGTTGCGATCGTTCTTCAGGCAGACCAGCTGTTCGCCGACCTCGGGCATCGGGCTCACGAAGCCCTTCAGGTGGCGCATGCGGCCGTTGTACTGCGCCCGCGTCTTGTTGAGCCCGACGAGGACTTGATCGGCGGCCAGGACATCGTCTTGACCGAGGTCAGCCCTCTGAATGATCCTGCTATCCCCGTGGACGCCGTATTCGAGACGGCCGCCTTCACGGACATGCGTCGCCAGCCTGACTATAGGGTTCTCTGCCGCTTGACGATGGATCTCGGTCAGCATCACGTCGGGATCGGCGTCGGTGAAGAACCCGCCGCCGGTACCCTTCACCGGCGGCAGTTGCGCGGGATCGCCGAGGACGAGGACAGGGACGCCGAACGAGAGCAAGTCCTTGCCGATCTCGGCGTCGACCATGGAGCACTCATCGATGACAAACAGCGCGACATGGGAGAGATCGTCGACGTCCTTCAGGACGAACTTCTTAACCCCGGTGTCGGCATTGAAATCGACGTTGTAGATCGTGGCGTGGATCGTCATGGCGTTGTGACAGCCATTGCGGCGCATCACCATCGCGGCCTTGCCGGTGTAGGCTGCGTACAGAACGTCACCGTTCAGGCCTTCGGCGAAGTGCCTGGCAAGGGTCGTCTTGCCGGTCCCGGCGTAGCCGAAGACGCGGAAGACCTGACGGCGATCGAGCCCGCTGTCATACCAGCGAGAGACCGCGTCGAGCGCTGCGGCCTGTTGGGGCGACCAGGAGCGCGACTCGGTCATGCGCGCGCGACCTCCCTGCCCGTAGCCTTTTCGATCAGGATGCAGACCGGCTCACGCGGATTACCGCTGCCGGTGTGGAGCGTGCGCAGCCGGAATCCCCGCCGGCGAAGCCATGTCGAGATGATCGCGAAGCGGCGATCGCGCCGGCGCGACGTCATTCCGACGCTCCCGGATAAACGACGACAACCTTCGACGGGTGTACCTTCTCGGCGAGCTCGGACAGCGGGTCGATGCGCTCGTGCTGTTCGATCGTCAGCTGCGGAACAGCGACCTTTGCGCCATATCGCGCCGTCCACGTAGCAAGCCATTGCGGCCAGTTCTCTGTGCTGACCTGGTCGGCCTCGTCGATCGCCGTTTGCAACCCTGGCAAAGCGGCAACAATGACAGGGGTTGCCTCGGCGCTGACGCGCGGAAGCTGATGGGTGAACAGGCTCTGACCCGTCATCCAGTTGAGAATTTCGTACACACCGCCGATCTCGCAGAGCAACCTGCCGGTCACGACGGAGAGAACGGAAGCGACGGGGAATTCCTTGGTCATGACGATACTCCCGGTTGACGGCGCAGCACGTACCCGACCCCGGCTTCGCCCCTGATGGGGACGCCGGCGGCCTTCATCTGCGCGATGTTGCGATAGAGCGAGCGCGGGCTGATCCCGAGCCGCTTGGCCAAGTCCTCGCCCCGGCAGAGCCCTGCCCTCAGGGCCTCGACGATCGCCGCCTCGTGGCGGCTGCGGCGGGTTTCAACGGAGAATGTGCTCATTAGGCGGGGATCCCTGCGAATTGGCGGTGCCAGGCGTCGGGATCGTGCGGCGAGTTCTGTTGCACCGTTCCCTGATCGGCGCTGCGGCGCTCAAGTTCCGCGCGGGCGGTGAAGACGGTGTCGACCTTCGTCGGGTCGGTCGGCATGTTCGACTTGAAGACGATCCAGCGCAGGTAATCGAACGGGATCTCTGAGAAGTGCTTGCCGGCGTGTTCGCCGAATCCGATCTTCTTCAGCCGGACCGGGTTCTCGGTGATCTCGATGGCGCGCTCGATCGAGATCTCGCTTAGGACATCGAGCAGGATGTGGGCGGTGATCCAGGTATCAGGCCCGGCGCGGTGCGGCGGGTAGGCTCGGTCATCCCCGAGGCAGAGCCCGCGCTCGTAGCGGATCGACCCGTTGCTGTGGCTCTGCAGGTCGGGCCACAGCGTCATCGCGCATTTGAAGGTGCAGATCGCCGGCATCTTGGTCCGGACAAAGCGGACGTCGAACGCCCAGTTGTGAGAGGCCAGCATGTCGACACCGGCGACGAGTTCCGCCCTGGCTCGGTCCGGGTCGATGCCATCGACGGCGTCCCGCTCGGTGATGTGGTGGGTGGCCATGGCCGGAAAAGGGATCGGCATTCCCGGATTAACGAGCTTGCTGTGGGGGCCATCATCGATGACCCAGCCGCCTCGCGTCAGCACGATGTCTGTCCAGCCGATCTCGACCAGCTCGGCGGGATCGTCGAGCCCGGTTGTCTCCGTGTCGCATACCCTAATCAGCTTGGGCGGCACGAAGGCTGGCCGCAGAGGGAGGGGGGGATCGTCGGTCACTGGTCGTCTTCCTTGGCCGCGACAGGGCTTTTCGCCCACTCGGACGCCTCGAGCGCCGCTGCAGCCCGCTCCCACTGATCAGCTTTGGAATCTGCCTCGTACGCTCGCTTCATCGCCCGCTCCGCGTCGGCCCGGAACGCTTTTGCGGCGTCACGCTGGCTCCGGGCGTTGTTGCGCAGCAATTCCAGCGGACCGAATTCCTTGTCGTTGGCCATGGCCGCCTACCTCCTTTCAACACGCGCGATTGCATCGCCGACGGTCCGGATCGCGGCCATCTCGTCGTCGGTGATCTCGATCCCGAATTCTTCCTCAAGCGTCATGATGATCTCGACGTGGTCGAGGCTGTCGCCGCCGAGATCCTCGATGATCGAGGCCGAAGGGATGGCGCGCTCGGCAGGCACACCGAGATGCTTGGCGATGATCGAAGTGACGCGGGCTTTGATGTCAGTCATGGACGATCTCCAGTCTCAGGCCGTCGCCAGGGCGGCGGCTTCAGCTGCGGGTGGCGGCGCAATCGGCGGCTGGATGGACGAGATCGCAACGATCGCGGCGGCGAGCATCTGAAGCCCGATCGGGTCGGTGTTCGCCCGCTGGTCGCCGTCAAGAACCCGCTCCGCGAAATCGAGGACGGCCTCGAAGCCTGCAGGCGCAACGATCACGGTGCCGTCGCCGGCGGTCAGCGCGATGTCGCCCGGCCTGAAGGGATGGTCGACCAGGCCGGCTTTAGTCATCACCTTGGTGACGCCGGGTTCGGAGACGACCTGCACGAGGCGCTCACCCTTCCTGAACCTATCGATGACGTTGGCCCTGATCTCTTTCATGCGGCTTCTCTTTTTGACAAAGCGGTGGCGTCCGCCGCCCTCAAACCAGGGCGGCGGGTCTCCAAATGCTGATGCAAACTAGCCGTCTTCGCCGGGCTGCCTCTCGGCCTCTCCGGTGTCAAATCCGAGCAACCAGGCCTCCGACAGGGCTTCATCCTTGCGGTACGCGGCGGGCATCGATTTGCGGACCTGCTTGTTCGCGCGGGCCTGGGCGCCTTCGGCGCGGGCCTTCGCGAGTGGATCGCCGTCGCCCGACGGTTCGGTGGTATCGGGCGACGGCTTCACGGCGGCTTGGGCCGGGGTCGGGGCTTGGGGGCTGCCCTCACCGCCTTCGGAGCCCGCAACGGGGCCGGGCTCCGAACTCTTCGTTTCCTTGGGTTTCGCCTTCTCGGCGGGTTTCGCCTCGGCCGGCTTGGCCTTGTCGGGCTGCTTGGCCTCCGCGGGTTTCTGATCCGCCGCGGGCTGCTGCTGTCCACCAGCAAACTCGTCGAGCTTCTTGTCGCTCTCGCCATCGCCGGCGGGATCCTCCTTGCCTTCGCCGGCAGCGGCGATCGGCGGGAAGGTCTCGTCCAGCGTCGCCATGCCATCCTGAACCGCCTTCATCATGGCGATGATTCTGGCGATGTCAGGCGCCAGCCAATCCGCCGCCTTGCGGCCGACGACGGTCTCGACGCGGATCAGCTCGACGTGTTCCTGGATGCGGTCCACGGTGATGCCGCGCCACTTGGCGATGTCCTTGCCGATCTTCTCGACAAGGGCACCCTTGGCTTCTTCGAACGCGAAGTCGGCAAAGGTCTGCAGCGCGTTGACGGTGACGTTGCGGATCGCCTTCGAGGCTCCGATCTGCAACGCGATATCAAGCCGGCGGCTGTCGTCGGAGCCGCCGATCCGGGAGCCGCCCTTGTTCTGCTGGAACGGCCGCACCAGCGAATAGCCGGTCTCGAGGTCGACGAACCGGGCATAGATCATCCAGGCCTGCCCGACGTCCTGCACCCTGACGTCGATGTCGCAGTTGCCGTAGAGGCGGGCAAGATCGTTCGCGAGCTTGATGGAAGGCCCCTCGATCCAGTCGGTCCGGTTGTCCTTCCGGTTCTTGACCGGGAACCGATAGTACCAGTCCGTTCCTGCGGCTGCGGCGAGCGCCTTCAGCTTGCCGAGGACGCGGGCCTCGTCGCGGTAGACGGCCACCTTCTGGGCGCCAACCACGCGATCGACGGGCGCCGCGAACGCTGGTATCGCAGCGACCTCTCCTCTGCTTTGCTCGCCCTGCCGGGCAAACTGATCGAGCGCCGAGTAGCGCTCCTCCCGTTCTGCTGTCACGGTTTCCATTTCAGCCGTTTCCCTTCTCTCTGCGGTCGGTGACCCGGAGCGGCCTGATGGTCGAGGCCTCCACGGTGTATTCCTTGCGATGCTGCGTCTTCCACGTCAGCTTGAACCCGGGGACGAGCGCTTCTTCCGCGTCGCCCATCTTGGACTTGATCTCGGTGTCGAGGTCGTCGACGCGCTCGCTGTCAGCCTTGATGCGCGCCTTAAGGTCGGCGCGCTCGGCGAGCAGGACGGGCATGCGATTGTCGGCGCGGAGGTCTATCGTCTTCCCGGGCTGGTGTTCCGGGTACATCGATGACAGCAGCTCGCCGTCTGCCTGGTAGTCGACCTTGGGCTGCCGGCCCGCAGCGATGTCCGCCCAGAACGTCTTGACGATTTCTCTGACCCTGGCCTCCGCGTCGGCGTGGCGCGGAACTTCGTCGACGACAAGCTCGGCCGAGAAGGTGTCGATGACCAGCGCGGCGATCAGGCTGGTACGGGCATTCAGCATCAGGCCCTCGGCAAGGGTCTGCAGCTGGTACTTCAGCGGCGCCCTGCCATCGTCCCATTCCTTTTCGAAGATCGGTTTCGCGACGACCTTGCATTGGACGTTGATGATGCCCGGTTCGGCTCCATCCTCCGCGATGCAGTCCGGAGTTGCGCCCATGCGGATCTCGGTGTCACGCAGATAGACTCCGGCGCGACGGATGTCCCACGTCGGAAAGCGTTCCCTGAGAGCCTCGATCACGGCTGGCTCCAGCCAGCGGCCGCGCCGCATCATGTTGTTGTCGGAATCGTCTTGGAACTGTCCCGTCTTCTCGGCATAGACCCGGAGCGCTGACCGGTAGCGGTCGACGCCGGCGACAGCGCCGATATCCGAGGCGGTAAGGTCCTTGCGGCGCTCGGCAAGCCAGGCGGTGCGGTCGGCGGGTCGTAGAACTTCAACTGACATAATGAAAGTCTCCCCCTCAATTGCACTGAACATGGAAAGCAGCGCGAGATACGCCGGGAACGTCCCTAGTAACGCCGTCGTAATTGCTGCCGCTTTCAGATGAGACCTTGCCGATAGTCTTTGCAACGTCCGCAAGTTCCGACCGAGGTGGCTCAGGCTGGCGATAGCCGAGTCGAACTTCGAACGTCCGGACAAGCTCGGCGATCTGCTGCTCCTTGTTGAAGCCGAGGCGCTTCGCCCAATTCAGGACATCAAAGCTGCACTCGGCAAGGTCGCGGAGCTGCTCGCCGCTTAGCCGCGAAGCGGGGACCATCAGCGAGCCTCCCGCCTGATGTGACAGGACCCGAGCCGGCGCCACATGGCCTCGTAGCGGTCGGCGTCAATCGCCTCCGCGAACTCACCGAAGAACATCGGCTGCGGCGGCATGGTCAGGGCATAGATGACGACGCGGATCATGACCCGACCCCACCCCTAACGCCCCAGATGCAGAGCGCGATCAGGCCAGCGGTCGCCAGGATCGCAGCCGCCATGCAGATCCAGCCGACCAGGTCAGAATGGGGGCGGTCCTCGAATGGCTCCGCCGCATCCGGCGCGATCCTGATCTCGTGCGGGTAAAGCGGGATGTCGAGTTCGTTCTCGATAATCGTTGCGTAGTCGAGCGGCGGCGCCTCAGCGATCTCCGCCCTGCCCGCCTTGCGGCGGCGCTCCATCTCGTCGGCGAATCGGGCGGAGGAAATGGCATGGGCATCGGCCCAGCCGCGAAGTTGCGAGTCGGAGGCGGTCTGAATTCTTGGGTGGTCGCTCATGGGACCACCACGGGGCTCGTCGCGATCGCCCAGGCGACGAAGTACCAGCCGCTGAGCGCGGCGGCGATCGCGACCAGCTTTGCCGCGTCGGAAAGAAATTCGAGGAAGGCTGATATCTCAGACATCGGGGCAAGCACCTTGTTGCCCCTATAGGCTTCCCCAAAATGGGATAGTCGTCAACCCATTGTGGGAAATTATTTTCGGACTGATTTTGGCGGAAATAAGCACGCGCTCGCGCGGAGACGCAAACCACGAATCGTTGAGTGGGGTGGACGCGTAAGCGTCCAACCATCAACCTCCAGGGACACGGAATCGTTTCGCGTAGAGCTCTACGTTTAAGGGTAGAGATAATCTTCTACCGCGCATGCGCGCGATACCGCGCGCGCGAGGATTGCCCTATTTCAGCTTCACCAGCTGGCCCTCGTCGAGGTCGTAGACCGCTTTGCCGAACAGCGTATAAGCGCCGGTGACGTAGGCGAGGATCGTTATCGATTCGCCCTCGATCTCGCCATCACGAGGGACCGAGATCGCTCGATGTTTGTCATTGGTCGAATCAGGGACAAAGGCGATTCCTCCCCTCTCTTTCCAGAACTTTTTGCAGGTCAGTTCGCGCTCCTGGCCGTCGAATCGCATCCGCTCAACGACCACGATGTCGCCGGGCTCGATGTCCCGATAGAACTCGACGAAATCCTTGTAATCTATGCCTACGGCGAACATGCCGTCGAGCAGGCCGGCGCGGTTCATCGAGTCTCCAGCGATTTGCCAGACGTATTGCCTGGCGCGCTTGTATCGAGGATCCGGCGCGATCGGCACCACCCGACGACGGTCGTCGTTGTGGACGTCGACCTCACGGAAGGCGCCAGCTTCGGCGACCCCGGCAAACTCTAGGAAGCCCTGCAGGCCAGCAGAACGGTCGGCGGGCATCACGTCATCATCTTCGGCGATGATATCGCTCGGCGGGACCCTGAAAGTGCGCGAGGCGCGCATGATGTAATCCTCGTTGAGTCGGCGATCGCCGCGCTCAAGCTTGATGTATTGGCCTTTGGACACGCGCATGCCTTCAGCGGCTTGCTGCTGCGTCATCCCCTTGGAATTTCGTATTGATTTCAGGTTGTTGCCCATAACGGGACCATGTAGCACGTCAGGAGCGTTAGCGATGTTTCCCAAATAGGGTTGACGCAATTACCCATTATGGGCAACTTTGCGCCCATGACACTCGCTGAATTTGTCAAAGCCACAAGCATTCCCCTGGACGAGCTCGCCGCGAAGATCGGCGATTGCTCGGTTTCCGGCTTGAGGAAGTGGATCAATCGCGAGCGGATCCCGCAGAAAGATCAGATGGAGCGCATCGTCGCCGCGACTGATGGCCAGGTGCTCCCGAACGATTTCTATGACCTCCCGAAAGCGGAGGCCGCTGAATGATTTCCCCGCGCATCCTCCCATTTGCGCGAACCGGCCGCCGGAGCTTCTCTTCCCGGCGGCCGGCCATGGTGGCCCACGTATTTCGTTCTGCGTCCGTGGGTCTTCCAACTTTCTCCGTCTGCTCATCGCTGCACCCCAGAAGTTCCGTCGCTGGAAACAGGGGTAGCGGTCATGGACTTGCAGCAGCGCAAAAATCCTTTGCGCGAAAATCAAAAATCCTTTGCGCCGGGTGCAAAGATGTCTGAGACCTACGTCAGCCAGGCGCAGGGCTGGGCGGAATTCCTCGTTCGCAAGGAATATCGCGGCCCGGGCGATACTCTCGACGCCGCGATGGCAAGGTGCGAGCGGAAGCACCAAATCTCCCGGTCGGTCTTGTGGGGGCTTCGATACCGGCCGCCCCGAGACCTGATGGTGAGCCTGTATATGCGTCTGCGTGATGCGTACGAGGCCGAGCTCGCGAAGCTCGACCAGCGACTCGAGGATGAAATCCGCAAGGCGGAATTGCTGGGTACAGATGCGACCAATTCGAAAGCTTATCGCATGGCTGTCGCTGCTCTGGGAAAACCGGAGGCGAGAGCGTGACCGTCTACTTCATCAGCCGCAAAGACAGCAAGGAGAGTCCGGTCAAGATCGGCGTGACAGCCGACCTGGGAGCCCGGCTGTCGGGCCTCCAGACAAGCCACCATGAAGAGCTAGAGATAGTTGCCGAGGTCGAGGGAGGTCCTGAAACCGAGGCCTATTTTCACGAAATCCTGTCGGCCCACAGAATCCGCGGAGAATGGTTCCGGCGTACCCACGAAGTCGACGCGGTCATTGACAGGGTTCGCCGGTCAGGCGCGTCCGCCCTTCCACTATCGGATCCCGGACTGCCTGACCGGCGCTTCATTCCCAACCAAGATGTCAAGGTCGCCCAGCAGGTCAGTCGCTACATCGCGGCCCGCCTCTATCCGGTCGAGCCGCTGAAATTTGTACTGCCGGGAATCGCGCGCCGGTTGCGACGTTATTGCCCCTCGATGCGAGAGGGTAGGTTCAAGGCCCTTCTGTATGGTGAAGCTCGCCGGGTAGACCACTTTGAAATGCGGGCCCTGATTGCGCTACGCGATGAGGTTAATCGCATAGACAGCGCCCGCGCGCACTTGGCAGCGATCCCGACGATCGTCGCTCATATGAGGGCAGCGGGTGCGCCATTCGACGATCGTCAGCTTAAGGTCGTAGATCAGTTTGTTGAAAGATGCCTCCGCGAGGCAGATGAACCGGCCGGAGACGCCTGATGCGGCCGGCGATCAAGGACGTGGAGCCATCGGTCAGGCGAACGATCGAAGACTGGCTGCGGGAGAACGGCGGACCCCGCCGCTTTAAGCAGGGTACATCGAACGACTTCGACGCCGTCAGGCATTACCTGGCCGAGCGGGGCTACGGTGCCAAGTTCTCACAGCGCGGCGACGTCGCCGTCGAGAAGGCCGGCGAGAAAACGCGCAAGCTGACCGTCGCCGCGTTCTTCCGGTTCGTCGATACGATCCGCATTTCCGAGGGCCTGGAGCCCTATCTCGCGCCGGCGGGTGACCGGCCATGAGCCCAGCGATCGCCAAATGGGAGCGGATGTCGCTGGAGCGGCAGACCGCCGCTGTCCGCGAGCTGCTTGCCCAGGATCAGGCCCCTAGCACGATCGCCTTCAAGCTGAAGGCTCCCCGCAAGGAAGTCGATCGGCTCTCCGCGCTGATCCGGCGCGAAGGGTGGGCCAAGTCAGAAGATCAGGAATCGCAAAGCGGCGAAGGCGACGCGGTACCGCCGACGCCATCCTTGGGAGCGTCGCCGGCCGGGCGCGACAGCGATGAAAGCCCGGCAGCCGACGAGGTGAGCGCTGGCCCGGGAGGGCAGCCGAACCCCGCAAATGGGCAAATTGCCCCGGTATCCAATCCGGCCCTCGTCGGCGACCCCAATCCCGTAGCGAAAGCCTCCGAGGACAACGGCAGGATCAGCGGCGTGGCCGCCCCTGCGACGGGAGAGGCGAGTAGGCAACGTCGGCGGAGGCGTGACGGCGGGGAGAGACCCGCACCCAATTTGCCGGAAACGGCATCCGAGTCAGGCGGGTTCGACTCCCGCTCGTTGACCGAGGTCGTGGTGAGATCGCGGGTTCAAGTCCCGCCCGGCGATGCCTTCGGGGTCGCTAAGGGAGGCCCCACCGGTATGGGGCGGTCTGACGGCCGGGAAAGACCGGCAACCCGTTCAGAGAAACCGGCCACCTCCTCCCGGTCGGCGCCCGAGGCGGCACCTCCTCCCGCCGTCTCGGGCAATCTTCCGGCAGCGCCTGATCCATCGATCCCATGGACGATGCTCAGCTCGCGACAGAAGGAAGCCGCCGTGCTGCCATTGGCAAAGGCCGGGCTGTCAGCCTCCGCGATCGCCAGCAGACTCCGGCTCGACAGCCGCAATCAGGTTATCACCGTGATCGCGCGGCTTCAGGTAGCGGGCCATCTGCCGCCAGCCGGGTCGGCGAGGGGCGCAAGGACGCCGCGGTCAACGAAGGTGGCGGCACCCAAGATTGCAAAACCATCGCCGCTTTTGGCTGTCCTCCCAGGCGGGAAGCCGAAAACCAACCAGTTTGATTTCAAGCAGCGCGCGGCCGACCGCGCCTCATCACAGGGCCTTGCGCCGCATCTCATCGCCGGCGACGCGCGTGAGCCCATCCTCCTTGAGGTCCCGCAATCGCGCCGGCTGACCCTCCTGCAGCTCACGGAGCAGACCTGCAAGTGGCCGGCAGGCGATCCGCTTAGCGACGACTTCTCGTTTTGCGGGACCGCCACCGGCGAGTTCGGCCCGTACTGCTCCTACCACAGCAGCCTGGCTTACACGCCGGCTAACCAACGTCAGAAAGCCGGGCTGCGCTCGGCGGAAAGGATTCGCTGATGCCGAAAGTGCATGAAGGCGCTAACCGCGCGACCGAATCGGAGGCGGCGTCGTTCGCCGACGAGCTCGATCGGATGGAGCAGGATCGCGAGAATCGGCTCGCCCAGATCGACGCAGAGTTCAAACGCAAGAAGCGCGATCTCAACAAGTCGATCAATTCCGACCAGGCAGCGATCTACGCCGACGCCAAGAAGGTAGGCGTCAAGAAGGGCGTGCTCTCGGCGATCGTCAACGGCCAGCGCCGTATCCGCAAATACGAGGAAGGCCTCGCTGGTGCCCGCGAGAAGGCTGTCAGCGCGATCGACGAGCTCGAGGACGAGGACCGCAGCTATGCGCGCGGCATCGTCGAGGCGCTCGGCGCCGACTTCGCCGGCTTCGGGCTCGGAGCGGCGGCTGTCGCGGCTGATGTCACGAAGCCGAACGGGGTCGATCCGGTCGCTGCCGCTGCTGCCAAGGCCTGGGGCGAGGAGGACGCGCCGCCGGCTGCAGCTGGTCCTCACTGACATCGCGGAATTCTGGGCGGACTTGCCGGTGGCTGCAGCGGAATCAAACGCGGAGTGAACCGGACGGAACGGCGACGCGAAGCTCGTGACAGACCGGAGAGACGGTCATCTAACCCGAGGAACCTTCATGCTGATCGTCGGTCTCGACGTCGCGACACGCACCGGCCTTTGCGACATGGACACCGCCATGCCGACCTCGCACTGGAAGTGCCTGGCCGTTGAGTCCGAGGGCGAAAACGCGGAGGACAAAGCCGCCGACCTCGGTCTCTACCTGTTCGAACGCTGGCAGGTCCGCCGGCCGGATTTTGTGGCGATCGAGATGCCGCAACGAAGCGTCTCGCAGTTCGATCGTACCAAACGCGACCCCGCCACCGGCGAGGATAAGCTGGTCAAGACCATCAACCCGAACGCCCTGCAGCTGTCCGGCCTCGCCGGTGGCGCCGCGGCGGCATGCGAGATCTGCAGGGTGCCATGGGGCCTGGTCGCCGTCAGCACATGGCGCTCGAGCTATTTCGGCAAGGGTTGGAAGCCGCGCGATGAGGACGGCTGGAAACAGGCCGCCATTGATCGCGCCGTGATGCAGAAGATCCCGCTGCCGGGTCCGGTGCAGGCGCAGCGCGATGCGGCCGAGGCGGTCGGCGTGGCCTCCGCATGGGCGAGATGCACGTTCATCCCGGCGCGCTGGCAGAAGGCGTTCATGGATTTGAGGACCGGGAAAGCGAGGGCGGCGTGATGTTCCATCCCGGTCAGCCAGTGGTTTGTGTCGACGACGCCTTCACCAATGTTTTCGGCACCAACGAGATTGTGTGCGGACGGACCTATACGGTCCGCGCCGTTGTTGAACCCGATCCTTTGATGTCGAAGCTGTTCGGACGTCCGCTCGACGAGCCAGGGGTGTTGTTGGTCGAGGTCCGCAGGGAAGTCGATCCGGAATACGGCGAGTGGCCCTTCGGCGCCTATAGGTTCCGCCCGCTGGACCAGACCGAGTACGGCGTCGAGACGGCTGAACGGGTGCCCGCGTGACGCGCGCCCTGCCCTATCTCGCCTTCGCGGCCGCGATCGGGTTCATCGCCGTGATGACGTACAGCGCCGGCGCGCATGAACGGCTGGCCGGGTTCTCGGTGGGTGCATCACCATGCGCGCGGTGATTTTCTGTAGGGGCCAAGCCGTGGCGACGGCCGTCAGCGTCGTTGCGTCGATCGCCGGGATCGAACTCGAGGCCTTTCCGTCATTGCAGGAGCTCGGTTCCGCGCTCTACCGCGATCCGGACTGCATCGGCGTGTTCTGGATCGGCGGATGGGCCGGAGGTGTGGAGGTCTGCCGCGAATTCCGGGAGACCGGAATCCGCAACGCGCTGTTTGTTGTTCTGACAAGCAAGTCGGCCGATGGCGCGCGGTTGGCGCGCGAACGGGTCATGGTGCTGAACGCCGGGGCCGATGACGCCCAGCATGAACCGATCGACGACCGCGAAATCGTTGCTCGCCTGCAGGCCCTCCATCGTCGTGAACGGGACCGCGCACTGCCATTCGTGGCCCTGCCCGGCGGCGCCATCTACACGCCCGACAAGTCCGCCATCGAGGGCGGGGTCACAGTCAGCCTGACGGGACAGGAAAACCGGCTGTTCGATCTGTTGGCGTCACGGCCCGGCGTCCTCGTCAGCCGGGCGATGTGCATGCTGGCGCTCTACAACGAACGCGACGAGCCCCAGGTCAAGATCGTCGACGTCTTCATCTGCAAGCTGCGCAAGAAGCTGACTGCGGCAACGGACGGGATCAATGTGATCGAGACCGTCTGGGGTCAAGGCCACCGCTTTCGCCCCGAGGGCGTCACGGCACATGTCATTCCTCTCGATCGGAGGTCGGCCTGACATGGGTGATGCCCCACGCGAGATCCGGGACATTCTCGCCGATGCCATGCGAAGGGAACGATTGGGTGGCCTGGTCCGTCCGCTCTGGCAGGAATACGTGACCTTCAATCCGGAGGCCTGCGAGCAGGTCAGGCTTCGCGCCGACCACCTGATCCGCCTGCTCGCCGGTGACGGCCTCACGATCGTCCGCAAGGGTGAGCCGGTGGCGGATGTCCAGACATCTGACGTGGTCTGGCGGTACTACCTCGCCGGCCAGCAGGTCGAGCGCATCATCCGCCGCAAGGGCGACGACTGGCAGATCATCCTGGTCGGCGCCGACGGCAAGGAAACCGTCGAGCAGACCTTCGCGCTCGCTGATGCTCACGCGAACGCAGGGCTGGTGCTGACCGACGATCCCTCGGCGCGCACAATCGCCGGGCTCGGCCGGCAGCTCGCCGCGCTCGCCGAGATCTATCGCCTCTGCGCGCAATCGACGGGAGGGCAGAAATGACGAAAGCCCGCGCCAAGCGCAGCCTTGAACCGATCGGGACATACGACCCCTATCATCCCCGCGTGTACGGCACTGCCAATGAAATCTTGAAGGGCAGGCACAGGCGCGAGCTCGCCAATGTCGACGCCGCCAACGAGGCTTTCGCCAGCGAGAAGCGGCAGGAAATAGATGAGCGCACCCGCCAACAGGCGGAGCAGGACATCAACGCGATCGAGGTCCTCAAGGCCACTGCCAAAAAGATTCGGCGGATCGAGCGCCATGCGCACAAGCTCCGGATGAAGCGCCAATGACCGGCCCGCTCGCCCGCCTGGGTCCCATGTGGGACGATCTCGCCGACCGGGTGACGGATTGGCAGGTCGATTTGTTGCGGCGCAAGGCGAGCGAACTCTCGACCGGGCTCGATGCCGCCGCGCAGCGCGACGTCGAAGGCTCAGCCGAATGGCGCAATCTCAATCCCAGGGAGGAACGTTATGCAGCAGCTCATTCGTGAAGCGCCGGAACGGCCGATTGATCGCCGTTTCGGGATCGTGTTCCCGCAGGACGTCTCCAAACTATCGGACGCCGACCGCAAGGTCATGCAACTGCTCGCCAACGAAAGCGGTATCGAGATCGCCAAAACCGCTGGGGGACCATCGCTCGCTGCGGTTACGGCGATCATTCCGACGGCCACGATGCCCGGGCTCGGAGCCAAGCCGACCGACACCGAGATCGGTATGGCGCCCAACGGCGACACCATCGGGATCGATCTAGCCCGCTTGCTTGACGGCCGGCTCCTGATCCAAGGCACCTCCGGAGCAGGAAAGTCGTGGACGCTCCGCCGCCTAATCGAACAGACCCACGGTCGGGTGCAGCAGATCATCGTTGACCCGGAAGGCGAGTTCCGTTCGATCGCGGACAGGTTCGGGCATCTGCACGTCGAGGCTCATCGCCTCGACGCCGCGGCCATCGCACAGCTTGGCGCCAAGGTCAGGGCACATCGGGTGTCTGTCCTGCTCGACATGTCGGAGCTTGATCGCGAAGGCCAGATGGTGGCCGTTGCCGCCTTCTTCCAAGCACTGATTGATGCGCCGCGCGCGCACTGGCATCCCTGCCTGATCTTCGTCGACGAAGCTCATCTCTTCGCACCTTTCGGTGGCCAGTCCATTGCGCCGAACTCTGTGCGCAAGGCGGCGATCGGCGCCGTCACCGATCTCATGAGCCGCGGCCGCAAGCGGGGGCTATGCGGGGTGCTCGCCACACAGCGTCTCGCCCGCATGGCGAAGTCGGTTGCTTCCGAGATGCACAACTTCCTGGTCGGTCTCAACACGCTTGACCTCGATATCCGGCGCGCGGCCGAAACCATTGGCTGGGATGCCCGGCGAGCCTTTGACCGGCTGCCCTCGCTCGAACCCGGCGACTTCATAGCGGTGGGGCCGGCGTTCTCGCACTCGCCGGTCGGCTTCCGGGTCGGCCCCGTCGAGACACAGCATCGCGGCGCCCGCCCTGACATCAGTGCACCGGACGACATCGGCGCCGAGCAGGCTGCAGAGCTGCTCGACATCGGTTCGCTGATGGCAGCCACGGAAGCCGATGAGGCCTCCCGCGACGAAAACGCGATGGTTCCAGGCCTCAAGGCTGTCCGCGCATTCATCCGGGATCCCGCGTTCCCAGTTGCGGGTCGCATTTTCGAGGCTCTGAGGCCGCTTGCTCCTGATGGAGCGAGGATCGCGGACATGCCTGCAGCGTTCGACTGCACGGCCGAGGACGTCGCCGCAGCCGTAGCGCTCCTCGATCAGTATGGCGTTCTCGATTTCGTTGGTAACGGCGTCAACCGAGCGGCTCGGATCGAAAAGGGAACGCTCGCATGTCTCTGACTCCAGTATCGTTCAAGCGGCCGGTGACACGGCTGCCACGGTTGTCCAAGCCTTATGTGCCCGGCAAGCGGGATGAGCGCTATTGGACCCCGGCCGAGCTAGCCGCTGTCCGAGAACATTTCCCGAAGTCAGGCGCCGCCGCCTGCCTGCCGCACCTAAAGCCACATCGAAGCATCGGTACTGTCTACCAGCAGGCCCACAAGATGGGCCTCAGTGCACCGAAGAAGCAAGCCGGAAAACCGCGCCTCCAGCATCACATCTCCCCGGAAATGGACGAGACCATCAGGCGCGAATGGGCGCTGCTGGACGGCAAGAGGCGCGGCGAAGTCTCCGAGCTCGCCAATCGGCTCGGCCTCGAAAGGTGGGTGCTTTCGAAGCGGGCGACGAAGCTTGGCCTCACCATGCCCCACAAGAAGGAGCCTCCGTGGACGGCGGCCGAGATCGCGCTGATGTCGAAGGTGCCGCTGCACGACCCGCACAAGTGCGCGGACATCTTCCGCGAACACGGATTTCATCGGTCCGAAACCGCCATTGTCGTCAAGGCGAAACGCCTCGACTTGTCGCGGCGCGACACCAGGCAGGAATGGTCCGCCACGAAGGCCGCCAGGATGCTCGGAGTCGACGGCAAGACGATGACCCGGTGGATTCTGGAGTGGAACCTGCCGGCGACCAAGCGCGCCGATCGCCGCCTCCCCCAGCAAGGTGGAAGCAGCTGGGACATCAAGCCCGGCGATCTCCGGCGATTCATCATCGACAACCTCGAACACATCGACCTCCGCAAGGTGGAGAAATTCGCGTTCGTCGATCTGCTCACGACCGAACCCGAAACCGAAAGGACACCGACATGACCGACATCACGTCAGTAGCACTCGTCGACATCGAGCCCGACGAGACGATCAACGCCAGGCGCATGAAATCCGACGAGGGCCTCGACGAACTCAAGGCGTCGATCGTCGCGCATGGCCTGGCGCAATCCCTGCGGGTGCGCGCCGCCGGCAAGAAGTTCAAGATCATCGCCGGCCATCGTCGGTACCGCGTGCTGTGCGAGCTTGCTTCGACGGGTGGCACCATCGCCGGCGTCACGGTCACCGATGCCTACCCGGTGCCGGTGATCATCGGTGACGAGGACGACACCACGGCGCGCGAGATCAGCCAGGCCGAGAACCTGATCCGGCTGCCGCAGCACGAGGCCGATACCTACGAGACCTTCCGGGACCTCGCCGATCGCGGCCTCGATGAGGGCCAGATCGCCAGCCGGTTCGGGATCGAGTCGAAGCGTGTGAAGCGCATGCTGGCGCTGGGGCGGCTCTCGCCGCTGGTGCTGGACTGGTGGCGGACATCCACCGCCCGGGATGTTGCGGACACCGTGCGCGCCTTCACGCTGGCGCCGTCGATCGAGGAGCAGGAGCGCGTCTTCAAGAAGCTGAAGAAGTCCGGCGGCCTCTGGTACCACTACGTCAAACGCGAGTTCGGTGCCGGCGATCATGATGTTGGCAAACTGCTCACCTTCGTCGGCGACAAGGCCTTCACCAAGGCTGGTGGCGTCATCATAGAGGATCTCTTCGGCGAAGATCACGTAGTCAGCGACCCGGCCCTCCTGAAGAAACTCGCCGACGAAAAGCTTGCCGCCAAGGTTGACGAGCTGATCGCGGATGGTTGGTCCTGGGCTTCCATCGCGTCGGAGATGCCGCAGGGCTGGTCCTGGTCGTGGGATAAACTTTCGCTCAACAAGAAGAAGGCCACCAAGGCGGAAAAGGCGAAATCTGGCGCTGTCGTCGATCTCGACCACAAGGGCAAGCTTTTGATCACCTACGGCGTCGTGAAGCCGGAGGATGCCAAGAAAGAGAAGAAGGCCAAGGACAAGGCCGAAGGCAAGGCGCCGGCCGCGCAGACGGTTTCCAACGCCATGATGCACCGCCTCAGCGTGGCCGCCACGATGGGTACCAGGACAGCACTGGCTGAAGAGCCGCGTGTCGGTCTCGTCGCCTTGCTGGCGGGCCTGACGAGCTGGAACGATGGTCCGCTGAAAGCATCGATCAACGGCTATCGGAGCGGCGGCCGTCAACCGGAAAAGTTCGGCATCCTCTTTCAACGCTTTTCTGCGATGAAGGACGCCGATCTGTTCAGGGTAGCGGCGGGGCTCGCCGGCGAGGCGCTGGATTTGCAGCGCCACAACAGCGGCAACACGATCTTCGACGCGCAAGCAGCACCGCTTGCCAATGCCATCAGCGCTGACCGGATGTCGGCGGCGCTCACGGAGGCGTTTGACCCGGCCGACTATTTCGGCGGCGTGGCCAAGCCGCTGGTAGTGCAGGCCATCCGCGAAGCGATCAACGACGACGAAGCCAAGAAGGCAGATAAGATGAAGAAGGCTGAATTAGTCGCCTTCGCGGTTGCCAACGTTCCGTCGTCGGGCTGGCTTCCTCCCGAGCTGCGCTGCGCTACCTATGGCGGGCCGGGCGAGATTCCGCGCTCCGTTCTGGAGCCGCCGCCGATTGTCCAAGACCCTGCCGGCGAAGACGAGCTCGATGAGGACGTCGATCAGGACGAGGCAGCCTGATCGAACATGCCAAGACAGTTCGGGAGAATGAATGACGACTTGCTCGGGCCTTTGAGCGTCCCGCTGCGCGTGCAAGTCGTTTTCCACTTGGGGTGGGGAGAACCTGTGGACATTGTGGATAGCGGGTATGCGGCGCTTTTGTCAGCGCCAGCAGCGACAAGGGTCGCGTATATTGCAAGCCTGATTTGCGGCCATTCCGCCGCACCCAGAACGAGAAGCGAACGTGACAGCGAAAATCATCCCCATCATGAGCGAGGCCGAAGTGGCCTGGGCAGCGTTTATCGAGGCACGAGACTTGGCAGAAACGACTGGCAAGCTAGAAGACGGCATCGCCGCCAAACGGGCTCTGGCCGTCTTCAACGCCCTGTTCGTCCCCGAGCTCTACCGAAACCGGCGCGGATAGCCTCAACCCCTTTATCGGCCCCAAGCCTCTTCCGGGGAGCCGATCGATGAACGACGCAGAGGTCCGCGCCATCCCGGAGATGAACGGTTTCCGGGCCGAATTCCGCAAGGTGCACCGCACCGCGTGGGAGGCCGTATGCGTCGACGGCGTCCCCCAGCTCTATGCTACACCAGCGGAGGCCGAGAACGCCGGCTACAAGGCGCTGATGCGCCATATCTTCGGCGACGGCATCGTCCGCGTCGGCGAGAAGGCATCGATCGCGCGGGCAGAGCGCGAGTTCGCCAGAATATTCCCAGGCAAGGGGCGTCGGCCGGTCGAGGTGGTGCGGCGATGACGGCATCAGCCAAAAACGGGTTTCCGACCGAATCAGCGCTTTGCGCAGCATTCATTGCTGCCCTCCCCGAGGGCTGGCGCGCCTACCCGGAATCGGCGGGCTTCGACATCCTGCTGGTGCGTCTCTCCGACGGAACCCAGATCGGAATTCAGGCCAAGCTGACGCTCAACGCAGCGGTGATCGCTCAGATAGTCGACTACGGCTACGACCCATGCTCGGAAGGGACAGACTTCCGCGCCGTCCTTGTCCCGGCCTCAAAAGCCGGTTCGCTCGTCGTGGTCTGCAAACTGCTCGGCATCACGGTGATCAGGATGACCGACCCCGGCGAGGAAGAGGTGCGCGCTCGTTACCGGCTTGGCCGGGCGGAGCCGTTTCGCCCAGAATTGCCGTTACCGGGAGAACGCTACTGGCGCAGCGCCAGCGAATGGCTGGAGTGGGCGCCAGCGAAGCGCATGGCACTTCCCGATTATGTGCCTGATGTCGTCGCTGGAGCCTCAGCCCCGCTACAACTCACAGACTGGAAGATCCGCGCTATCAAGATCGCCATCATCGTTGAACGCCGGGGTTCGGTAACCAGAGCCGACTTCAAGGCCATCGGGATCGATTACCGGCGCTGGATCGATCCCTATGTGAAATGGCTTGCCAGGGGTGAGACACCGGGCGTCTGGATCGCCGGTGACAAGCTCGGCGCTTTCAAGGCGCAGCATCCCGTCAACTACGAGCAGATCGCCGCCGACTTCGACAAGTGGGCCCCGAAGGCGGTGCAGGCCTGAGCATGACCGATTCAGCAGAGTTCGCCGCCATCATGGGGCCGGTCGCCGAGGCCGTGCTCCCAGAGTTCGTCGACAAGAACAAGGCGATGTCGAGTGCCAGCGAGCTGCGCTGGGGCAAGAACGGCAGCGTCTCCGTAGATCTGGTTAAGGGCGTGTGGGCGGATCATGAAGATCAGACCGGCGGCGGAGTCCTCGACCTGCTCCGTGCCTTCAAGGGTTTCGAGAAGCCTGAAGCGCTCGAATGGCTGCAGGAGAATGGCTTCATTCAGCGCAGGGAACGCGGTGGTGGTGACGGCAATCGGTCACCACAGGGCAAGTTCGCCGGGTTCATGGATGACCATCCGATCGCGACCTTCGAATATTTCGACGACAAGGGCCGCCTCGCCTACGAGGTCCTCAAATTCGCCAAGACGGCCCCACGCCGCTATATGCAGCGCCGTCGACATCCATCCGGTGGCGGCTGGATCTGGGGCCTGCAGGCTGGCCTCTACGGCCGCGTCCGCTCCGGAGACTGGTTCAAGGCGAAGTCCGGCAAGCACTACGAGGCCGAGGAACACATCCCGGAGGCGCAGCGCTGGCTCTATCAGCGTGACGAGGTCCTGGCCGCAATCGCAGCTGGGAAAACGATCTTCCTAACCGCCGGTGAGAAGGACGCGGAAACCCTGCGGGCTTGGGGGCTGACGGCCACCACCAACGCCGGCGGCGAGAAATATTGGACCGACAGCTTCGACGACGACCTCGCCGGCGCCGACATCATCATCCTGCCCGACAATGACGACACCGGCCGGCAGCGGGTCATGCTGCGCGGCGCCGGCCTGAAGCCGAAGGCGAAATCGGTTCGCGTCCTCGATCTTGCACAGCACTGGAAAGAGATCGGGCCGAAGGAAGACGTCACCGACTGGAAGGAAAAGGGCGGCGGTACCGCGGATAAGCTGAAGGCGCTGGCGAAGAAGGCACCGCACTGGACGCCGGTGCGGCCGCGCGACTTCGGCGCCTATTACCACGACGAGATCGACGGGCCCGGGCTCGAATACGACTATCTGATCGACGGTCTCCTGACCTCGCGCGGCCGTTCGGTCGTCGGCGGTCCTTCAGGATCCGGCAAATCATTCTTCGCGCTGCACGCCGCGTACTGCATCGCCAGGGGCCAGGAGTTCTTCGGCCACGCCGTCGAGCGCGGTGGCGTCATCTACCAGGCCGGCGAAGGCGGTCTTGGCATGAAGAAGCGGCAGAAGGCGTACCGCAAACACTTCGAGGTCGCCGATGATGAGGAAATCCCGCTGGTCGTCCTGCCCGCCAAGGTCGATCTCTTCGCCCGGGAGGGCGACACCGACCGCCTGATCACGACCATAAAGGCGATCAAGATCACGATGTCGCAGCCGCTGCGCGTGGTCTTCATCGATACCCTCGCCACCGCGACGATCGGCGCCGACGAGAACAGCGGCAAAGACATGTCGGTGGTACTCTCCAACATTGCCCGCATCGAGCATGAATGCGGCGTCCACGTCTGCCTCGTCCACCACATGAACGCCGACGGCAAGAAACTCAGGGGCCACACCTCGATCCATGCCAACGTCGACACCGTGATCGTGGTCACGATGGATGAGAGCACGAAGATCCGCACCGCGAGGCTGACGAAGCAGAAGGATGATGAGGACGGCATCAAGATACCGTTCACGCTGGCCTCGGTCCCGGTGGGCATGAACCCGAAGACGGAGCGGGAGATCACGTCCTGCGTCGTGCTCACGGTGTCGGAGAAGGACAAACTCAAGAAGGAGCAGGAGCAGTTCGGCTATTCGGTCCGGCCGTCGGAGGAAGCCCTCCTCATCCCCATGTTTCGAGCCATCAAGAAGTATGGCCGCTTCATCACCGACGAGAAGGAAGGACCATCCGAGGCTGTCGGCAAGCACGTCGTTGACTTCACCCACTTCCTCGATGTTGCCGTGGAGATGGACCCTACCGGTGACGATAAGGGAGACGCGCGCGATCGCATCAGGGTCTCATTCAAGCGCAACACCAATTACCTGATCAAGCACCAGGTCATCGCGTTCAAACGGGTCACCGACAAGACCGCTCTGCTTTGGTGGACTGGCAAGCCGATCCGAAGCTTCCCGGAGACGTTCCCGGAGCATATGCGCGATCGGACAAATTCCGGACAAAGCACCGACATTTCCCGGACAAACGCCGACATGCCCACTTCGCCGGGCCTCGCTGAAATGATCGACAGCGATCAGGAGATCCTGTTTTGAACCCGCGTCTCACCGGCATCGTCAGGCAGCTCTGCGACGAGTTCCGCATCGAGATTATCGACGGCCAAAGCTATCCCGAGATCGGGCAAACGAGGGCCGTGGAAACGCTGGCCCGAATCTATCGTCGGCACGGCGAAACGCATCTCCGAATGGTGCTGACGACGCTGGCGGAAACGGCCAACAACAAGGTGCTGCTCGACGAAGTCGGCCTCTGGATGGCATCCGACATGGTGCTTGTCCGCGGCGTCGATCATATCGACAGCGAATGGCTCGACTTGTGGGACCGCATGCCGGTCGGCCAGCTGCAGTATGTCTGTCAGGATCTCAGCGGGCTCGTTCCGCAGCGCTACGCCTTGGGCGGCATGGTTTATGAGAGAATTTACCGGACCTTCGGCAAGGATGCTGACCAGCTCGATCTGTTCGATGACATGAGGCGGCCGCGTTGAATACCGGCGAGATCGCAGAGCTCTTTATTCGCGCCGCCGAGATCGATCGCGCCACCCCTGAGCACGTCGGTCCTTCTCAGCCACGGTCGCTGGCCCTCCCCTATGTCCACACCCATGCCGACAAGACAGGCTGGGGGAAAGTGCCCGGCGATCAGCTCGTCGCCGGCGCCGATCCGCTCGCCGAGGAGCGCAAAGCTTTCTGGGATCGCATCGGTATCTTGCCCAGCGCGCACGAGATCTCGGAGCTTGAAATCCTGCAGGCCTGGTTGACGGCGATCGACAAGGAAGAAGAACGCCGCGCCTTGCTGGCATGGGCTCGTTCTAAGGTCGGCGGAAAGGCTTTCAGGCGCTGGTGCTTCAAGGTCGAGGGCATCCATCCTGAGACCGGGAGACGCAGGAAAGACCGCGCTTTGGCGAAAATTTCCGCAAAACTGGTTCGCAGCGGATCGCAGAATGGCGAAAACCCGGGAATCAGGGTGTTGCGCAGTGGCCCCGAAATCGGCCACCTTTCCGATACGATCGCGGAAGATGCGGGGCAACGAGACGGCCTCAACTCATGGGTCGCGGATGGCGCCATCAGCCCCTTTGTTCGTGATGAACCACAGGCCGCCTTCAGCTGGGCCCGGAAGCGCAACGAGCGCCGCCGCAAAAAGGAAGCGGCGAGACAAAAGGCGCTGAAATCAGGCCAGCCCTGAAAAGCTGTCAAGCTAAATCGAGCGGACAAACTCGCTACAAACCTCGGACATTTCCTGGACAAATTCGCCCCGGGCCCGAAACGCCGAAAAACCGTGGTACCGATTCGCGGCCCCCTCGCGCACGCGCGCAGACGCTGATTCTGATCTTTCGGAGCCCTACGGCCGGCGGGCGAAAGCCCGGCCCGGCCAAGGCAGCGCTCTACGATATAAACGTAGAGCACTACATCAGGATCAATAATGGCATGGTGCGCTTGCTACGTCCCCAAGTGCGCACCCTTGATATCCGCACCGCCAGGCCAGCAGTAAAGAAGGCTGACCCCGAGCTGCTCACCCCCGAGCACCGGACATGGCGAGCTGCTGTCCTTGCCCGTGCAGGCTACCGTTGCGAGTGGACCGAGGATGGAAAGCGCTGCCTGACGGCAGCTCCCCTGCGTCTGATCGCTGACCATATCAAGGAACGGAAGGACGGTGGCTCAGCGCTCGATCCTGCCAACGGTCAGTGTCTATGCGTCAAGCACAACACCCTGAAAGGTATCCGAGCTCGAGCTGCTCGCATGCAGCAACGCATCTGATCGGCTGGACGGACGAGGCTATGGCTCGTGAGGTCATACGCTGGGAGTGGGAGCATCCATGCTAGCGCGTCTAGCATCCATGCCAAGACCACCGAGGCCTGCGACCAAACCGAGGTGGGAAGCGAGCGGTCCAGCCGACCAGACCGGGGGGGTATCCGATCTCTGGGGGCTTGGGGGCCTGAACCGCTCGGGGCTCACGCGCGGATTTTTTTCTCAGCCTCAGGCTGAACACCACACTTTCCCGTCTATTAAAGGATGGGAGAACGAAGGCCCTGCTTCGGAAGAGGCGGGAGCACGGGCGTTGACGCGCCCGAGCCGCGAGCTGTCACTCGCATGACCAAGACCCGGCCGGCAGTCCGGCCACCCCGCCACCGCGCACGCGGCGGGGCGACGATGGGCCTTTTTCATGCATTCGCACAATTCATACTCGGCCGAGATGCGGCCGATTGCAGAGGTTATCCCCTACGAACGCAATCCGCGGGTGATCCCGGAGAGCGCGGTTCTCAAGGTTGCGGCTTCCATCCGGGAGTTCGGATGGCGACAGCCGATCGTGGTCGACGAGGCCGGCGTGATCATCGTCGGGCACACCCGGCTGAAAGCCGCCCAGCATCTCGGGCTCGAATCCGTCCCGGTGCATATCGCGTCCGGATTGTCAGCGAAGCAGGTCAAAGCCTACCGCCTGGCTGACAACCGGGTCGGCGAGGAAACCAGCTGGGATCTCCCGGCGCTGGCGATAGAGCTCGACGATCTCGGCGACTTCGATCTCGATCTCGGCGAGATAGGCCTCGACTTTGCGGGCTTTGACGACTTTGGCGATCAGTCCGCCAACGGCGATGAGCCGAAGGTCTCCTTGATGGAGCGTTTCGGGATCGCGCCATTCTCGGTGCTGAATGCCCGCGACGGATGGTGGCAGGATCGCAAACGCGCCTGGCTAGCAATTGGGATTGAATCAGAGCTCGGCCGCGGCGCCAACGCGATCGGCTTCAGCGAGACGGTGCTATCAGCGACGACCCCGAAAAAGCGGGGCAAGCGCTGATGCCCGGCAAAGCAAAGTCCAAGGTCAGGGCCGGACTCGTGTTCGGCGAAATGAAGATGGATGACGGTTCGGCGCGCACGCTGACCGGGACATCCGTCTTTGATCCTGTCCTCTGCGAGCTGGCCTATCGCTGGTTCTGCCCGGTTGGCGGCGTCGTGATCGATCCCTTCGCCGGCGGATCGGTGCGCGGGATCGTGGCCTCAAAGCTCGGCCGATCCTATATCGGCGTCGACCTCCGGATCGAGCAGGTTGAGGCCAACCGCCTGCAGGCCGATCGAATATGCCAGGCGCCGGCGCCGGAATGGATTGAAGGGGACAGCCTCAAAATCGTCGATTTGCTCGGCGACCGCCGCGGCGACTTTCTGTTCTCTTGTCCGCCATACGCTGATCTTGAGCGCTACAGTGACGATGTTCGCGATCTGTCGACGATGGATTACGACGCCTTTCTGGCGGCCTATCGCGGGATCATCGCGGCGAGCGCCAAGCTGCTGAAAGACGACCGGTTCGCCTGCTTCGTCGTCGGTGACGTCCGGGACAAGCTCGGCCTCTACCGGAATTTTCCGGGGCATACGATCGACGCGTTTCATGCGGCTGGGCTTCGGCTCTACAACGAGGCGATCCTCGTCACACAGGCCGGCTCGCTTCCTGTCCGCGCCGGTAAGCAATTCGAGACCAGCCGCAAGCTGGGCAAGACGCACCAGAACTGCCTCGTTTTCGTGAAGGGCGACCCGCGGAAGGCCACCGCGGCATGCGGAATGGTGGAATTCGGCGAGCTGTCCGACGACGCCGGCGATCTGGAGTTCGGGGAGCCGCTTTGAACCCACCGGTCGTGATCGAGCATGACGGCGTCCATGTCGTTCGCGACGATCTCTTCCCTGGCGGGACGAAGGCGCGGTTCATCGGCCAGCTCTTCGATGGCGCCGACGAGGTTGTCTACGCCAGCCCGCAGGAGGGCGGCGCGCAAACTGCGCTGGCTACTGTCGCGCGGGATCTCGGCAAGCGGGCGACGATCTTTGTCGCCAAGCGTGCTGATCCCCATCGTCGCGTCTTGGCCGCGAAGGCATTGGGCGCCAAGGTGCTGCAGGTCGACCCGGGCTACCTGTCCGTGGTGCGTGCGAGGGCTGCAGCGTACTGCGAGGCTCGCGGCGCGCGCCTGGCGCCGTTCGGAATGGATTTTCCCGGCGCGGTGGATGCTATCGCCGAGGCGGCGCTGCTCGCCGATGATGGGCCTTACGAAGTTTGGTGCGCGGGTGGGTCGGGCGTTCTAGCTCGCGGCCTAAAGAAAGCATGGCCGGATACGCGCCTGCATGTCGTGGAGGTCGGCCGCCTACTTTCGATTGACGCCAAGATCGAGCCATACGGGCGGCCGTTCTCGTCGGTCGCGCGGGTCGCGCCGCCCTTCCCCAGCGATCCGCACTACGATGCGAAGGCTTGGGAGGTCTGCCGACAGAAACGCGCCCGGGTCGGGCGCGTGCTGTTCTGGAATGTGACGGGGCCGGCTATCTGATCGCCTTGACGAAGGCCTGTCTGCCGGCGGCGTTGATCGCGTAGATGATAGTTCCGCGACCCATGCTCTCGGCCAGGGCGTCGGCCTCCGGTTGGGTTTCCGCTTCACGGGTGTCGTAGCGGCCGACCCCGCACTTGCGGGAGGCGGTGAACCGCACCGCCTCCGCGATGATGCCGGCGTTGTATTCGTCGGCCGTCATTTCAGTCAGGCGCTTCATGCCGCGGCCTCGATCGCGATGACGGCCAGGTCGCGGTAGCGTGAGATCGCCTTCGGGCTGCTCGAATACGTCGGGATCTGCAGGGCTTTCAGCGCCTTGATATCCTTCTTCTCTACAAGGGCGACCACCTCGGCCAGCTTCTTTCGATAGGGCTTATGGGTCTCGGCGCTAAAATCCGGGGCGGCCGGCAGGTTGCCTGCTTTGGCATCTGCTTCGATCGCGGCGCGCTTTCCAGCGGCAGGCGCGGGTGTCACCTTCTGGCCATTCTTCGCCGTGGGCTTCTTGCCGGCCGTCTTCGGCTCTGTCTTCGCCTTCCCGGCCTCTATCAGGCCCGAAAGCATGCTGCAGGCGGCCTGATAGTCGATCGACTCGATGACCGCTGCGGCGTCGGCCACCGCGATCTTCTTGTCCGAGGCGACATTGTAGAACCGAGTCAAGCCGGCTTCCTTGCTGTTGGCTCGCTTGAAGCCGCCGCCCGAGATCATCGCGGTCAGCTTGGCGATCTCGGTCCCGCTGAGGTTCGTCTTGGTCATTTCAGTTTCTCCTTTTGCCTTCGGCGCCCTCGCCGATGGGTCTGGAGTTAAGCCTTCGTCCGACCGAAGCAACTCCAGAAAATGGAGATTTTTCAACGAATTGCAGGCCGACACCTGATGCCAGGGAAACAACATAAGCCGGATGCGAAATCGCGGAAGATGGTCGAGGCCATGGCCGTGGTGGTGACGCAGGAAGAGATCGCGATCGTACTGGAAATCGACACCAAGACGCTGCGAAAGCACTACCGGCAGGAGCTCGATCGCGCGCTCATCATTGCCAACTCCAAAGTCGGTGCGAACCTCTTTAGGCTCGCTACCGGCAAGGGCCGCGAGGCAGTGACCGCGGCAATATTCTGGCTCAAGACCCGCGCCGGCTGGTCGGAATACACCCCGCCCCCAGTCCCGAAGGCGCCGACCCAGCCGATGCAGAAGCCTATGGGCAAGAAGGCCCAGGCCGACGCCGATGCCAAGGAGCCGCCGTCGGGCGACTGGTCCGACATCCTACCGGCTAACCGCCGGCCGGCCTGATGTACGCCACGCTGGCGTGCCCCGACTGGGCGACGCGCCTTGAGGCAGGGGAATCGCTGATCCCGCCGCTGCCGCTGCACGCCGAAAAGGCGGCGACCGCGGTCAAGATCTTCAACAAGCTGCGGTTGCCCGACGTCATCGGCCAGCCGACGCTCGGTGAGGCCTGTGGAGACTGGCAGCGCGATATCGTCGCTGCTCTGTTCGGCGGCTTCGTCGAGCATGGAGAGTCCCGGTTCATTCGGGAAATCTTCAACCTTGTCCCGAAGAAAAACAACAAGACGACCGGTGCCGCAGCGATCATGATGACCGCGCTGCTCGTCAACGAGCGGCCGCGTGCTGAATTCTTGCTTGTCGGGCCGACGCAGGCAGTCGCCGAAACCGCGTTCAGCCAGGCGGTCGGCATGATCGAGGCCGACCCGTATCTTGCAAAGCGGTTCCACTGCGTCGAACACACGAAGCTGATCCGCGACCGCACCAACGGCGCGAAACTCAAGATCAAGACGTTCGATACCAAGGTCCTGGTCGGAGTGAAGCCGGTCGGCGTCCTGATCGACGAGTTGCACGAGATCGGCAAGGACGCCAAGGCGGCGAAAGTGCTGCGCCAGATCCGGGGCGGTATCCTGCCGTTCCCGGAAGGCTTCCTGATCATCATCACGACACAGTCGGATGATGCGCCGACCGGCGTTTTCAAGGAGGAACTGCAGAAGGCCCGCGCGATCCGCGACGGCAAGCAGCAGGGCAACATGCTGCCGGTGCTCTACGAGTTCCCGGTTCGCATGATGAAGGACGGGTCGTGGCGGAACCCCGAGAACTGGTGGATGGTCACGCCGAACCGCGACCGCTCCATCACGATCGAGGCTTTGATCGAGGATTTCGCCGGCGAGGAACCGAAGGGCGACGCGGCGATCCGGTTGTGGGCATCGCAGCACCTCAACATCGAGATCGGAATCGCGCTTGGCGGCGACAGCTGGGCCGGCGCCGAGTTCTGGCTCGGCAATACCGAGACCGGGAAATCGAACGTCGACCGGACGCTGACATTCGCTGAGCTGCTGAAGCGCTCCGAAGTTGTCGTGGTGCATATCGACGGCGGCGGCCTCGACGATCTTCTCGGCTTCGCGGCGCTCGGCCGGGAGATCGGGACCGGCCACTGGCTGCTCTGGAATCATGCGTGGGCGCACAAGATCGTCCTGAAGCGCCGCAAGGATATCGCGGCCAAGCTGGAGGATCTCGAAGCGCTGAACCAACTGACGATTGTCGCCAAGCCAGGCGACGACGTCGACGAGGTCGCGCTTCTCATCATGCAGGTCGAGAATGCCGGCCTTCTCGCGGAAGAGGACGCGATCGGCGTCGACTCCTTCGGGGTCACCGACATCACCAAGGCGCTGACGGGTGACGAGTTCGGAATCGCCTTGGAGCGGATTGTTGGCATCCCGCAGGGCTGGCAGCTCAACGGCGCGATCAAGACGACCGAGCGCGCGCTTGCCGGCGGTACGCTGGTGCACGGCGGCCTGGAGCTCATGAACTGGTGCGTCGAGAACGCGCGGGTTGAACCGCGCGGCAACGCGATCTCGATCACGAAACAGGTATCCGGGTCAGCCAAGATTGATCCGCTGATGGCGACCTTCGGCTGCGTCGTGCTGATGGGTCGCAATCCGCAGCCGGCCGGGACGGCCGAAGTTTTTGCCATCTGAGAAGGCGGGTCTATGAGGCATGTTCCCCTGATCCCGCGCTCCGGGGCGTCGATGGAGGCGAAGGCCGTCGATTTCTCGTCCGAGATGTGGACCGCGATCAATGGCGGCTGGGGCCTGCCCACGAAGTCAGGCGCGCAGGTCTCGGCAACGAACTCGCTGCAGGTCACGCCGTATCACCGCGGAATCCTCGTGATCGCAGAGGGCATCGCGCAGCTCCCGATCGAGCTGCACCGCCGTGTCGACAAGGGAACCGAGCCGGCAGTCGATCACCCCGCCTATGATGTGCTGCTGCACCGCGCCAACAACCTGCAGGACGCCTTTCAGTTCTGGCGCACCACGCTGATGCACGCCGCCGGCGCCGGCAATGGTGTCTCGTACAAGGTGGTCGTCAACGGCCAGCTTCGCGAGTTGATCCCGGTGCGGCCGGAATGCGCCTCGATCAATCTGCCGAACCGCTTCAACATGGTCACCTACGACCTGACCTTCGAAGGCGGCGAGTTCGTCACTGTCAGCGCCGACCAAGTACTGCACATCGCGGGCCCGTCGTGGGCGCAATACAAGGGTCTGGATCCGTCCGTCATTGGCCGCGAGGCGATCGGACTGGCGAAAACGACCGAGGAATCGCACGCCAGGCTGCATTCCAACGGCGCGCGCCCAAGCGGTGCGCTCGAATCCGATCAGAGGCTTAACAAGGCTCAGATCGACCTGCTGCGGGAGCAATGGCAGCAGAGCTACGGCGGTGTCGGCAACGTTGGCAAGACGCCGATCCTGGCGGGCGGCCTGAAATGGAAGCAGATCGAGCAGAGCGGTGTCGACTCCGAGCACCTCGACACCCGGAAGTACCAGATTGAGGAGATCGCGCGGCTACTTGGCGTGTTCCCGATTATGCTCGGGCACGCCGGCGATCAGTCGCCGACCTTCGCCAGCGCCGATGCCTTCCTCGAGGCGCACGTCCGGTACACGCTGCAGCCGTGGATCAAGGCGGTTCGCTCCGCAATCGAGACCCAGATTCTTTCCAAGGAGGAGCGCGCCGCCGGCTACTATTGCCGGATCGACACCTCCGAGCTGCTGCGCGGATCGCTCAAGGACCGCACCGAGTATTACAAGGCCGCGCTTGGAACGAATTCGTCGCCGGGCTGGCTGAAGCCAAACGAGGTCCGCGAGGACGACGGCTGGAATCCCGACGACGACGCGAAGATGGACGAAGTCTGGCAGCCTGCAACGATGGCGCCTGCGGGACAGCCGCAGCCCCCGCCTGCAGAGGCCAAGAGCTCGACGCCGCGCTCGCTCTACATCTGCAGGAAGCTGCTCAACTCGGCCGAATTCCTGAAGTGGGCGAAGGCCCAAGGCTTCAAGTCGACGCTCGCGGCCGACGATCTGCATGTCACGGTCTGCTACAGCCGCGCGGCCGTGGACTGGATGTCGATCGGCGAGACATGGAGCGGTGACCGCAAGGGCAACCTGCTGATCGCGCCCGGCGGGCCTCGCGTGGTCGAGAAGATCGGTTCCGAGGGCGCTGTCGCGCTGAAGTTCGCGTCGACCGACCTTTCGTGGCGTCACATGGCTATCCGTGAGGCCGGTGCATCATGGGATCATCATGATTACCAGCCGCACGTCACGATCACCTACGATGCCGGCGACGTCGACCTCGAACAGGTCGAGCCGTACCGGGGCGAGCTTCGCTTCGGGCCGGAGATTTTTTCTGAAATCGACGAAAACTAGAAACCGCGCCGACAAGCGGGCAACGCGGAGTGACAAGGATGGAAATCGGCCACGTCGGCGCGCCCTTCGAGGTAAAATTCGCTGAAGGTGAAGGGGCGGCGCCAGGCACGTTCGAGGGCTATGGCGCCGTCTTCGGCAACATCGATGACCATGGCGACGTCATCGAGCCCGGTGCTTTCGCTAAGTCCCTGCTCGAGCGCAAGCGCGACCGCTTCTCGCTGCCGCCCATGTACAAGATGCACGGCAAGATGACGGGCAACCGTCACGAGCCGATCGGCGTCTGGGATCACATGGAGGAAGACACGAACGGCCTGCATGTGAAGGGTCGTCTGGTCGGCCTCGACACCGAACAGGGCAAGTGGAATCTCGCGCAGCTGAAAGAAGGGGCTCTCAAGGGCCTCTCTATCGGCTACCGCATTCCCGCCGGCGGCTCGAAGCGTGGTTCTGGTCGCGGCGGCGAGCCGGCGCGCTGGATCAAGGCAGCGCACCTCACCGAGGTATCGCTCGTCGACGATCCTTCGAATGCGCTCGCCCGCGTCTACGTCATGAAATCGCTCGCCGGCGGCGAGCCGGCGGACGAGATCAAGACCATTCGTGAATTCGAGGACTTCCTACGGGATGTAGGCGGTTTCTCGCATGCCGCCGCCAAGGCCATCGCCGCTGGCGGCTTCAAGTCTGCTGAACTGGACCCTCGGGATGAGGACAGGGAAAGCGCCGTCGCGGCCGTCATCGATGACGCCGTAAAACGCATCCGGGGTCGCTGAACCCCATCACCCGAAAGAGGGAAAAATGAAGAACCTTGGCATCTTTGCGGTACTGGGCGCGATCGCGCTCGTCGCCGTTGCCGCGCTGGCGCCTGACGCCATCGCAGCTGTTCACCACATCATCACCTCGCCGCCATCAGGTGGGCTCATGATCGCCTCCGCCGCCGCGGCCGCGATCGATCCCGAGGAATTGAAGAAGGCGGTCAGCCCGATCATGACCGCGTTCGAAGAGTTCAAGGCGACGAACGACAACCGGCTGAAGGAACTGGAAAAGAAGGGGGCCGCTGACGTCCTCACCGAGGAGAAGCTCACCCGTATCGAGAGCACGCTTTCCGGCTATGAAGGTCTCAATCAGAAGCTGACGCTCGCCGAGCAGCAGGCCAAGGCGGCGAAGGAAGTGGCAGATCGTATCGAGGTCGCCATGGCAAGGCTGCCGGCCGACGTCCGCGCCCGCCAGGACGGAGTCGAAGCCAAGGTGCTCCACGGCAAGTGGGCTCGCTCGGTTGTGTTCGCGCACGCCGTCGGTATTCCGAACCTCGGCGAAGAGGAACGGAAGATCCTGGCCGACGTCGCCGCAGAGGCCAAGGCTCTCTCGATCACCCCCGACGCTGCCGGCGGCTATCTGGCGCCGACGGAATATGTCCGCGAGATCATCAAGGGCATTACGCTGTCTAGCCCGGTGCGCGGGCTGGTTCGTATCCGCAACACGGCCGCGAAGTCGGTTGAGCTGCCGAAGCGCACCGGCCAGTTCGCTGCCCGCCGCACCACGGAACAGAGCACCCGCACCGAAACCACGGGCCTTGCCTACGGTCTCGAAGAGGTGGCGGTCCCCGAGGGCTATGCGCTGATCGACATCTCCAACCAGATGCTGGAGGACAGCGCCTTCGACATGGAGGCGGAGATCCGCGGTGAGGCTTCCGAGCAGTTCGCCGTCAAGGAGGGCGCCGAGTTCGTCTCCGGCTCCGGCATCGGCGAAATGGAAGGTATCCTCACCAACGCCAGCGTCGGCGAGAACAACTCGGGCACCGCTGCCACGATCGCCGACTCCGATGGCCAGGCCAACGGCTTGCTGACCCTCAAGTATGCGATCAAGTCCGGGTATGCGCGTAACGCGACCTGGATCATGAACCGCACCACGATGGGTTCGGTCCGCAAGCTCAAGGATGCCCAGAAGAACTACATCTGGATGCCTGGCATCCAGAACGGGCAGCCGAACACCATCGACGGCGATCCCTATGCCGAGTTCCCCGACATGCCGAACGAGGGTGCCGGCCTCTACCCGATAGCCTATGGCGACTTCCGCCGCGCCTACACGATGATCGACCGCATCGTGATGGAGATGCTGCGCGATCCCTATACGCAGGCCACCGCCGGCAACATCCGCTTCATCTTCCGCAAGCGGTGGGGCGGCAAGGTTGTGCTGGCCGAGGCCATCCGCAAGCTGAAGTGCTCGACCTGACCTGATCGACTGATCCGGCTCCTGGAGCTCTTGCGGCGCCCGCGCAACCCAACGCGCGGGCGTCGGCCTTTCACCCATCCCCGAATCCAGTCCATCACGGAGAACCACAATGGACGATCTGTACAGCGGGCTGAATATTACCCGCGCAATCCCGCCGGTCGCCGTTGGCACGACCGGCACCGGTCAGGCCGGCAAGATCATCGACCGCAAGGGCTATATCGGGCCCGTGCTGTTCGACATCGGTTACGGTGCGATCACAGCCACCGCCGCCGTATTTACCGTCACGGTGAAGGAAGGCGACACCACCGGCGCCATGACGTCCGCCGCGGACGCTGATCTCATCGGCACCGAGGCGGCCGCCGGCATCGCCGCCGGCACACCGCGGACTTCCAACGTCAACAAGCTTGTCACCAAGAAGATCGGCTACAAGGGCGGCAAGCGGTACGTGCAGTGCAGCGTCAAGTCGACGGCTACCGCGGGCACTCCCGTGGCGGTGAACGCTATCCAGCAGGCCGCTTCCAAGCCGGCTTCCTGATCTAACGCCGGGCCGACACCCGGCAACTTCTTCCCCTGTCCGACAGCAGGAATCTTCCACACAATGACCGAACTCCGAGGCGACCAGGCCCTGACGCGTCTGCTTGAATATTCAGACATCCGCACCGTCATCGACCTTGGCAGCGGCGATGGCGCCCATGCTGCAGTCATGAGAGAGGCCGGCCGCGAAGTCACGGCGATCTCGCTCATTGAGCCAGCCGATATCGTTGGCGACTTCATGGCATGGGATTCGGATCGCACCGATTTCGATGCTGTCTGGGCCTGTCATGTGCTTGAGCATCAGGTCGACCCTGGCTCTTTCCTCAGGGAATGCCGGCGTCGACTGCGTCCGGGCGGCTATCTTGCCGTAACGGTCCCGCCTCTGAAGCATCAGGTGGTCGGGGGCCACGTCGCTCTCTGGAACGCCGGCACCCTGCTCTATCATCTCATCATGGCTGGGTTCGACTGCCGCAACGCGCGGGTGGGAACCTACGGCTACAACATCTCGGTCATCGTACAGAACGTCGAGGCGTCGCTCCCAGATCTGCACTTCGATTTTGGTGATGTAGAGCGGCTCGCAGGTTTCTTTCCGGTGCCGGTGGCGCACGGCTTTGACGGAAGGCTCCCCAACATCCGCTGGGGCGGTGACGCCGGACCCCACGATCACCACCGTTCCTACGTACCGCGTCACGTCTGCATCCTTGGCCTCGGGCCGTCGCTCGAGGCCTACGTCGACCAGGCTAAGCGGCTCGGCGGACGGCATGCATTCGCGGACGAGATCTGGGGCATCAACGCCGTTGGTGGCCTGATCCAGTGCGACCGCGTCTTCCACATGGACGACGTCCGGGTACAGATGGCGCGAGCCGCGGCCGCACCGGAGAGCAACATCGCCCGCATGCTGGACTGGATGCGGGTCCATCCGGGCCCGATCTATACCAGCCGGGCTCACCCTGATTTCCCGGGGCTCGTCGAGTTCCCCCTTGAGGCGGTCATCAACAGCTGCGGCTGGTCGTATTTCAACAGCACCGCTGCCTATGCGGTCGCCTATGCGGCCTACATCGGGGTGGAGCAGCTCAGCCTCTTCGGCTTCGACTTCACCTATTCGGACAGCCACAAGGCCGAGAAGGGTCGCGCCTGCGTCGAGTTCCATCTCGGGATCGCGGTCTCGCGCGGGATGAAGATCGGGTTCCCCGGCAACACCTCGCTGCTGGATTCGAACGCACCGTTCAACGAGCGGGTCTACGGCTATGACACCGTCGACCTCGACTTCCAGGGTGACGGCGACGGCCCGATCAAGGTGGTGATGACGCCGCACGATCGAGTGCCCGAAGCGGCCGAGATCGAGGCCCGATACGACCATTCGAAACATCCGAACCGCATCGTTGCGGCCGGCCAACAGTAGGAGACCCCTGCCATGTCGAAAGTTGCAGTTGACGTCCTGAAGACCACTCGCGTTGCTGACGAGGCGGCGCCGATCTACGGCCGCGAGATCGTTGCTGGCACGACCGACCAGGTGCCTGAGGCGCTATTCGCTGACCTGAAAAAGGAAGGCTACGTCATCGAGGCTGGCGCTGAGCATCCGCGCCTGGATGGCCCCACGATCGCCGAATGGGTCGACGCCGGTTACCCGGCTTCCAAATATCCGCCGAAGGGTTTTGCGCCGCAGAGCTCGGCCGAAGAGATCGCAGAAGCGATCGAGGCTGAGAAGGCCAAGGGCGCCGGCGGTGGTGGGAACGGTGGCGACGGCAACGACGACGACGAAGCCAAGCGGAATTCCGAGGAAGCCGCAAAGCTGAAAGAGGCTATGGAAGCGGAGCTTGGCGCAATGACCGTCGCGCAGCTGAAGGATCTCGCCAAGGCCGAGAACGTGACTCTCACGGCTGAAGACAACCGCAAGGACGAGATCATCGCCAGAATCGTCGAGGCACGTCTGGCCGCGCCGACGGCCTGATCTAGCAACCGCCGCGGGCGCAACGCGGCTCTCCCCTCGTCGAGGTTTCGGCCATGCGATCAACCTTGGTAGTAACGACGCCAGCCGAAGACACCGCGCTGGCGTCGATCGAGACCATGCGCGTAGCCGCCGGCCTTGCCGCCGACGATAGCAGCCGTGACGCCCAGCTGACCTCTTTGGCGCTTCGCCTCTCGGCCGAGATCGTGAACGCATGTTCCGTTGTGGCCGCCAGCGGCGCTCCCCCTACCCTTCGCCAGGAGCGCTTGACCGAGACCTTTTTCCCGAAGGGCCAGTCGGTCGGAACGCTGGTGCTCAGCCGGCGCCACGAGGTCGCGATTGTCAGCGTTACGGAGGACGACGACGCACTCACGCTCGACGCCGAGGCGATCGACGTCGAGTCCGGGTTGCTGGACCGTCTGATCGATGGGACTTCATCGCAGTGGTGCGCCAGCAAGATAGTGGTGGTCTACGACGCCGGGTTCGGTGACGAAATCCCGCCGGATCTCGAAGGTTGTGTCGGCGATCTCGCGAGAATCCGGCTATCGGAAGCCGCCGCCGATCCGCTTGCCAAGGCGGTCACCATCGAAATCCCCGGCGTTGAGACCGTCCGAACCGATCGCTGGGTCGGCGGCTACCCCGGGCAGGCATCCAGCAAGAACACGACCGGCCTGCCGCCGGAGATTATGGCCAGGCTTGGTCGATATACGAACCAGTGGGTGTGAGAACCGATGACCCCAGCGATCTATTCCCTTGGTGATTTCCAGATCACCGCGGCAGGCACCGTTGTCGGCGACGTCGTCTCCGGTCTCGCAGGCGTTGCCCAAATAGATGCCCAGCTCCGCTTTGCCTACGGCTCCGGAGGAACCACGGCGAAAGCCTACCTGCAGACCTCGCTGGATCAGGGCACTACGTGGTTCGACCTCTGGTGTTTCGCTGCAGCTCAGGCCAGCAAGACGAGAATCCGCGCGCTGATCCCCGCGGCTGGGGAGGTGGCGCCAGTCGATGCAGCCCTCGCCGACGATACCGTTGCAGCCGGCATCGTGCTCGGGGACCGGTTCCGGCTGAAGCTGGTCTCCGTGGGCGTCTACGCGGGCAACACGCTGCTCAGTGCCAGGCTGCACGCCCGGTGAGGTTGGATGACAGCGCCGAGGGCCGGATTGCCCGGCTCGACGCTTCCCTCGCCCGCAGAGGCCAGGACATCACGGTACGCAGGCTCACGCTAGGGCCCGGCGGCCTGCAGATACCGTTCGACGCCGAAGGCGTTAGAGCCAGAGTCCGCGCGGCTGCAGACGACGAGCTGATCGCCAACATCGCGCAGCAGCAGTGGATCGTTATCCTGAGCCCGACCGGCCTATCGGCTTTTCCGCTGCCGCTGCGCAAGGGCGACAAGGCCGTGATCGACGGCGCCGCCAAGAATGTCGAGCTTGTGAAACCTTTCCTTGTCGACGGCACGCTGGTGCGGATCGAATTGACGGTGTTTGGATGATCGTAAATCGCACGGTTCTGCAGGAATTCCAGTATGCCGGCGTCGACGGACGGACACCGCGCAAGATGAAAGCAGGCCGAACCTATCCGTTCGACGCCGACCATGCTGCCAGGTTTGAGCAGGAAGGCTATCTCGAAACCCCGGTCGACGAGAAGGTCGCCAAGGCGAAGCGGACCCGCAAGGCCAAATGACGACCGTTTCACAGGCTCGCGCCGTTGTCCGGTCGCGGATCGAGGCCAACATCACTTCGGTCCCGCTGCGCTGGCAAAATGAGGATGGCGGCCCGCTGGCCGACGTTCCTGAGCCATTCGTCTATGTCGAGTTCAACACGGAACGCGGGTCGATCGCCGGGTTCGGTGGCGGCCGAGGGAACAATCTTTACCGCAACCCGGCGCGCATCGAGGCATATGTCTTCGTGCCGAAGGGCTCGGGGCTAGACCAAGCCGAGAGCCTCGCGGAACAGATCGCCGCGCTGTTCCGGTCCTATCGTGACGCCGACATCTCCTGCTTCGACGCCACGGTATACCCGGGCGGCGACGGGGCGGCGCTGACCCCGCCGGGCTTGTCGTCAGAGGTCGGAAATTACTTCTGGGCTGGCGTCGAAATCAGCCTCCACTTCGATCAGATCGGCTGATCGCGCCTTCCAACTTGATGGAGAACCACCATGTCGCTCGCTGAAGGCGTGGCCGCACGCATCGCATACAAGTTCTACTCCGACGCCGCTATCATTCCGGGCGTGGAACCGGCTGCCGGCACCGATCCCGGCGCATCCGGCGCGCAGATCCTGCGCCGTGTCGGTTCGACGCTGGCCTTGTCGAAGGACACTTACCAGTCCGGCGAAATTCGCTCCGATCGGCAGATCGCGGACTTCCGCCACGGCGTCCGCCGCGTGTCGGGCAACATTTCGGGCGAGCTTTCCCCGCTGACCTATGCGGACTTCTTCGAAGCGGCTTTCCGTGGCACCTGGTCTGCGTCTGCTGTCACCAAGAGCAACAGCGAGTTGACTTCCGTCGCGGCGGATAATGCGACGAGCAAGTTCACCTTCGGCGGCGGCAATCCGGTTACCGAAGGCCTGCGCGTCGGCATGGTCATGCGCTTCACTAACCTGTCGGAAGCGGCCAACAACAGCCGGAATTTCGTTATCCTGTCGTTCGGCGGCGCCAGCAACCGCGAGGTCACCGTCTACCCGGCGCCGACGGACATGGGCGCGGACTCCGCATTCAACGTTGCCACGGTCGGTCGCCAGTTGATCGTTCCGTCGACCGGCCATGTCAGCCGCAAGGTGGCCGTCGAAATCTACAACGAGGATGTCGACGTCGCCCGGCTGTTCACCGAAAACCGCGTCGGCAGCTTCAACGTCCAACTCCCGGCCTCGGGCATGTCGACGGTCGAGTTCGGCATGCTCGGCCGCAACATGGAGATCTACGAGGACGGCGCGGCGCCATTCTTCACTTCGCCGACCGCCGCCACCACAACGGGCCTCTTGGCGGCCGTGAACGGGCTCCTGCGCATCGGTGGCGACACCGTGGCTGTGGTGACCGCGGCGAATATCCAGATGGACCTTTCGCCTTCCGCTGATCCGGTTGTCGGTTCCAACCTTGTGCCGGAAATCTTCCTCGGCCGCGCCAACGTCACCGGCCAGATGACCGCGTTCTTCGAAAACCCGGACCTGATCAACGACTTCATCAACGAGACCGAGATTGAATTCCTCGCCTATCTGACGGCCAGCAACGATGCCGCCGCCCAGGCGATGACGTTTTACCTGCCCCGCATCAAGCTTGGCGGCGCCGATCTGCAGACGGCAGGCGAAGGAGGCCAGTCGATCACACTGCCGTTCCAGGCGCTCAAATATGAGGGCGCGGCGGCTGGCGTCGAGCAGACCACGGTCCAGATTTTCGACACGCAGGTTAGCTAATCCGCCCCGACAGGCGGCTAGAAATCCGGTGCCTCGTCGCCCGGATTGTTCGCGAACAGGTGGGCGGCATGTCGGTGCCGTCCACCATTCCTCCGACAAGGATTTCGACATGAGCAAATTCGCAGCACTGGCGGCCGACGTCGCCACGCCCTATCGCGTCGAGCTTCTCGATCCGCTCACCGATGAGCCGATCAAGGACAAGCAGGGCAACCCCGCCTATATCGATGTGTTCTCCACCGACAGCGCTCCCGGCCGGGCATTCGATGCGACCGAGCGCAAGAAGGTGACCGAGAAGGCGATCAAGGGCCGTTCGGCCGATCTCCCCGACCAGCTCGAGGCGAACTTCGCCAAGGCCGCCAAGCTGACCAAGGCGTGGCACCTGGTCGATCCTTCCTCCGGCGCCGTGATCGACGTTCCCTGCAATGCCGACAATGCGCTGGAACTCTATTCCGAGCCAGGCATGGCGTGGCTGTTCAGCCAGGTGTGGGTCGGAGCGACCAATCCCGCAAATTTCATGAAGCGCTCGCCGAAGAACTGATTGCCTTCGCCGAGCAGGAATTCCGGGCTGCCCGCGTCAAGGCGGACGGCTCCACCGAACGACAGCATAACGAGGCAGCCGACAGGATCAGGGCCGGCCTGCCGAAGAAAAAACAGACCAGGCAGCAGCCTGGTCGGGCGCACTTCTGCCCTCCCGATCTGATCTATTTGTGGAACTGGTTTGTCGAGCTTGTCGGAGGCTCATCCGGCGGCGGATCAGGCCCGGCAACCATCGCATGGGTCGACGTCAAGGCATGGTCGGAACTGACCGGCGAAGCGGTCGAGCCATGGGAGGTTCGGCTGATGATGCGGCTTTCCGGTATCCGGGCGGAGATCGAAAGCGAAGAGATCAGGAAGTCGCTCGATGGCGCTGCGGGTAAAGGTCGAGCCGGTTGATAGCTGGGTGGCGGTGACGGTAAGCGAACTGCTGTCACCCGAAGCAAGGTCAGTTGCTGTCGCCGAGTTTGCCAGAGGGCGTCTCGCAGAGGCGCTCGACAAAAACAGCAAGGCGGTCGGTGGCCTCACGCCCTACGATCAATTCGTCGACGGCCGCAAGGGGGCGATGCTGGAAAGCGTCAACCCGGAACGCGGCGTCATCGTCTTTGAGTTCGAATTGGTCAGTGAGGTATTGGCCTGGATAATGGCGATGCTGATTGAGCGGTCGCCCCGGCGATCTGGGCGATATCGCGACAGCCACGCCTTCTTTGCGGACGGCGCGCAGGCCGCGGTCGGGTCTCCGTCGCCGGCCGACGAATATAGCTTTGCCAATCTACAGCCTTACGCCCGAAAGCTGGAGATCGGGCGGACGGAGAGCGGACGCGACTTCCTGATCTCGGTCCCGAACCGGATCTATGAGCGCACGGCGAAAGACGCCCGTGCCCGGTTTGGCAATGTGGCGAAGATCGGTTTCACCTATCGCGGCTATGCTGGCGGCGGGGTGGTCGGCGGACGCGCCGGGAACAAGTCGAAGCTGCGATACCCAACGATCACGGTGAGGCCATAAGCGCATCGGCGTACAGATCGAAAGAGTTGCGCTCAAATGCCGTCAGCGACGCGTAGGTATAGCACAGACGAGCGTGGCTGAGATCAGACGGCGATAGCTCCCCGCGTGCGTCAGTAATTGCCTTGGCCAGGGCTGTACATCTGCCTGTTGCGGCCAGCTCTGTGGCCGCGTCTCGCATCGCTGCTGTAACCGCAGCCTCCGCTTTGGCCTGATATGCAGCTTGGCGGGCAACGTGAGTCCGGTATTCGCCCCAAAAATAGTAGCCAATCGTGGCGAGTACCGCGAGGCACGTCACCGCCTGCAAAAACTTCATAGCCAGGCCTCCCGATCCGGCCTGAGCATATCCAGCGGAAGACCTTGATGGCAACAGTACAGGAAGCGGTTCGCCGGCTGACGGTCGAAGCGCGCTCCGTCAATGTCAAGGAAACGGCCAAGGATGCGCAGGCTCTAGGCACAGCGCTCGACGGCGTTGCCGTGTCCGGAGCACGCGCCGAGAAGACGACGCAGAGCCTGGACACGCGCCTTGGCGCCATCCAACGCCGATATGACGAAAACTATCGCTCGCAGATGGATCTCGCCCGCGTCGAGCGCACCTTGGCCTCAGCGCAGCAGCAGGGTCTGATTACGCTCCAGCGCCGCGTCGAACTGCTTGGCATGGCGGCTGAACGGCACAATCTGGCGACATCGGCGATCCGTCAGCAGACCGACGCGACCGAACGCCTGACCAACGTTCAGCGCATGCAGGCTGCTGCCAATTCGAACACTCCCGGCACCCTGAATACCGCCAATATCGCCGCCCAGTTCCAGGATATCGGCGTCACCTCCGCCATGGGCATGTCGCCCATTCAGATCGCCCTCCAACAGGGCACGCAGCTTTCGGCGGTATTCGAGGGCCTGAAGGCCAGCGGCCACGGCGTGGGCACCGCTTTGGCGAGTGCTTTCACCTCGATCATAAGCCCGGTGTCGCTCGTGACGATTGGCGTCGTTGCGTTGACCGCGGTTGCCATCCAGTATTTTTCCAGCGTCGTTTCCGGCGGGCAGAAGAGCGAAGAGACGCTCGAAAAGGAAGCGGCGCTGATCCGCGAGGTCGCCAACACCTGGGGCGCGGCCCTTCCTGCTTTGAAAGCGTTCGCTGACGAGCGACAGAAACTGGCCGATCAGACCAAGATGCGCGAGGCGACCGACCTCGGCCTTGAGGCGGCTTATGCCGATGCGGCTGAGCAGGTTCGCATGCTCAACGCCGAGGTCGTCGACACTGTTTCCCGAATGCAGATGCTTGGGGCGTCGGACACGGAAATTGTCACCCTTCAGCGGGCGTTTGCCGACCTCGACAAGGCCGTCCAGGCTCAGAATGGCGGCGTCGAGGAAGCAAACCGGGTCAGCGCTGCCCTCGCAACCCTTTTCAATTCCGTAGCATCGCCGGCGACAGCTGCACTGGCTGGCCGATTCGACGCCTTGGCCGGATCGATCGCGACCGCGAGCGCCAATGCGATAAAGCTACGCTCCGACCTGGCGATACAGGACTTCAATTCACGCAACCCGCTGGGCACGATACCAGCGGTTTTTAGCGGCGGCGGCGTTTTCCAGAATGAGGCCGACGTTCAGAACGATCGCGCGAACTCGACGAAATCGCAGTATGAGATCGAGCAGGAAGCCCTCGCGCGGCAGGGGCAAGCTGCGGCCGAAGCCGCCGCCAGGCAAGCCGAGGCGGCTGCAGCGGCTCAGATGCAGCGCCTGGAGAGCTTGCAGGCGTCGCTTCTTACCGAGGAAGAGACTGCTCGCAACAGCTACGCAAACCAACTGATCGACATCCAGGAGTTCTATGACGCCAACCTGATCCAGGATGCCGACTACTACGAGCTGATCGAGCGCGCAAAGCAGGAGCATGAAGACCGGCTTCTGGCGATTGCGCAGCAGCGTCTGGAAACAGAGCAGCGTATCCGTTTGGCATCGTTCGATGCTGTGGCGTCAGCGCTGTCCAGCGTCGGCAGTCTCCTTGAAAGCCAGGGCGAAAAGCAGCTTGCGACCTCAAAGGCGTTCGGCATCGCGTCTGCTCTGATCTCGACCTACACCGGCATCGCGAAGGCCATGGAACTGCCGTTCCCGCTCAACTGGGCTCAGTCGGCCGCCGTGGCCGCGCATGGCTTCGCGCAGGTCGCTGCGATCAGCTCGACAGGCAAAGGCGGCGGCGGCGGTGCGGCGTCCGGCGGTGCGGCCGGCCCAAACGCCGCGGCTGGTGCGAATGCGGCGCCGCAGCAAGCTGTGTCGATCAACCTCACCGGCGATGTCTACAGCCGGCAATCAGTCGAGGACCTGCTTGCGCAGATCAATGAAGCCGTGTCCGACGGGCACAAGCTGGTAATCAGGACCGTCTGACATGCCAGTCGTCATTTCCCAGGCTCTCGTCCTCGCGACGCCAACCGAGGGTGGACCGGATGCACCGCTGATCGGCTGGCACAATCTGGTAACAGCGGCTGGCGTCGCCGCCGACGAGGAAGACGCCGACTATCCGGCAACCAATCTCGCGAATCCGTCGACCGCGCTGCGGTGGCAGGCGGAGACGACCGACGATCAATACCTGACCTTCACGCTGACGGGGTCCGACGAGATCGATTACGTCGGCATCGCCCGGCACAACCTCGGATCGGGCCAGGTCACCGTGTCGGTCGAGTCTTGGGACGGCGATAGCTGGGAAGAGGTCGCTGCGGAATACATCCCGGCCAGCGACCAGCCCATCGTCATCCGATTCGAGGAAGTTCAGCCATCCGAGATCAGGATCAAGCTGCAGCCCGGTTCCGTGATCCCGAGCATCGCCGTGGTTTATGTCGGGAAACTGCTTCGACTGCAGCGTGGCGTCCAGCCCGGCCTGATACCTATCCTCTGGGCCGCGTCGGACACCGTCGTCTCTTCGGAATCGGAAGCCGGAGATTATCTCGGCGCCATCGTCATGCGCCAGTCGCTGTCGATGTCAGTTTCGGTGCAGTGGGTCGACTACGACTGGTGGAACACCAACATGCCTGGATTCATCACCCACGCCCGCCAGCGGCAGCCATTCTTCTTTGCCTGGCTCCCGGCGACCTATCCGAACGAAGTCGGCTTCGCGTGGACGCAGAGCGATATCCGCCCTGAGATGCAGAGCAATCTCATGGTGAACTTCAGTCTCGATATGAAGGTCGTCGCCCTGTGAACCGCCGGGCTTTCCTTGTGGGTCTGACAGCCGCGCCATTTGCGGCGACCGGCGATCCGCGTGCATCCGAAGCCATCTCGATCAGGATTCAGGGCGATAGCTATTCGAAGCAGGACGTTGAAGACCTTCTCCGCTCCATAAACGACGCCGTTCGTGACGGGCACGCCAAGTGAGCAAGGCGCTGACGTTCATCGAACTCGACATCGAGTACTGCAGCCTGAGCTATGGCGTTTCGCCCTGCACTGCGACATTGTCCGGCGGGAGCCCGACGGGAACCATCAAGTGTTTCAACAGCAAGGGCACATGCCAGGATCGCGTCAACTTCGCGACCAGCACCGTCACGCTGCGCTTTGCCGAGGGCACCGCATACCTGGCCGAAAGCGGCATCGAGGCCATCGCCTGCATCGAGGACATCGCGTTCACGCCGGGCACGATCTCGCTTGGCGAAGATCTGGGAACCCGGTCATCGCTCAAGGTCACCATGGCGGACTTCCCATGGTCGGACACCGGGCCGGGCTTCGACAAGTATCTCGCCGATCGAACCTATGATCCCTACCGGCAGGGAACGTTCTGGGGCAAGTTCCGGTCACGGCATCCGTCATTGCGGGGACGGGCGATCCGCGTCATCAGGGGCTTTCTCGGGCAGACGCTCGAGGAAATGGAAACCCGCCACTATGTCGTGGAGAGCATCGACGGGCCGGCGCGTGACGGCAAATATGCCATCATCAGCAAGGATGTCCTGAAGCTTCTCGACGGCGACCGCGCGCAGGCGCCGAAGATGTCGAACGGCTTCCTCGCCGGCGACATCAACGACAGCACGACCAGCGCCACGCTTTCGCCGTCCGGCATCGGCAACCTGGAATATCCGTCGTCTGGATATGTGGCGATCGGCGGATCGGAAATTTGCGCCTTCACCCGGTCGGGGAATGCCCTGACGTTGACGCGCGGCCAGTTCAACACGACGGCCGTGGCGCATAGCGCCTCAGATCGTGTCCAGATCTGCATCCGCTACACCAGCGCCGACATCGCGGACGTGCTGAACGACCTGATGGTCAACTATGCGGCGATGCCAGGGAGCTACATCGATCTGGTCGGCTGGAAGGCGGAGACGACGACCTTCCTGCGCACGCTCTATACAGCGCTGATCGCTGAACCGACTTCAGTGGAGAAGCTGACCAAGGAACTGATCCGGCAGGGCGCGCTTTCGCTGTGGTGGGACGACATCGCCCGACTGATCCGCCTCAAGGTGCTTCGGCAGATCGACACCGACGCCGCGGTCTTCGATGAAAACGTGATCGTCGCCGACAGCCTGGCCATCAGCGATCAGCCGACGAAACGGCTATCGCAGGTCTGGACCTACTTTGCGCAGATCAACCCGCTGAAGGGTGTAGACGATACTGACAACTACCGCTCCTGCTCGGTGGTGGCCAACCTCGAGCTGGAAAGCGACTACGGGTCGCCGGCTATCGAGAAAATCTATTCGCGGTGGATCCCGCTGGGCGGCCGCGCCATCGCGGAGCGCATCGGTGAGATCCTGGTCGGGCGGTTCGGGCGGCCGCCGCGCCGGTTCAAGCTGACGGCAAGCCGTGGCGGCCCGGTGACGCCGACGGCAGGCATCGGCTACAAGATGTCGTGGCGGACGCTGCAGGACGCCACGGGCGAGCGCATAGAGGTCCCGGCCCAGGTCGTCAGGATCGATGCGCAGTCGGCGCTGATACCAACCGAGCTCGAGGAGTTCGATTTCTCGTTCGTCGACGACGGCGACCCCACGGTCATCTTCGATATCGACACCTACAATGTGAACGCGCGGACGGTTTTCGATCTCTTCTATCCGACGCCGGAAAGCGGCGACGATGTCTATTTCATCGTCGAGGCCGGCGTGAAGATCGGATCGACCAGCACGTCGCAACCGGCCTTCAACGTCGGATCGTGGCCATCTGGCGTGAATGTCCACCTGATCGTGCGCGGCCGCATCCAGGGCAAGGGCGGCAAGGGCGGGGCCGGCACCGGCCAGAATGGCTTTGTCGGCGGCCCTGCGCTCTACACGCGCCGCGCCATCACCATCGAGAAACTGGAATCCGGCGACCCCGAGGGCGAGATCTTCGGCGGTGGCGGTGGTGGCGGTGGCGGCTATGGCTTGGCCGTAGGCAAAGATGCGGGTGGCGGTGGTGGCGGCGGCGCAGGCTTCGATCCCGGCCAGGGCGCCAGCGACGGCGCCTATGGCGGCTACAGCGACCCCGGCACGACGGAAGCCGGAGGCAACGGCAGCGACGGTGTCGGCAGCTCGAACGGCGGCAATGGTGGCGGGCCGGGTCTGTCCGGGCAGAACGGCTCCAAGCAGGGTTTAGGATCGCCTGGGACGGGCGGCGCGGCAGGCGCGGCGATCGACGGCGTCAGCTACGTGACCCTGACAGGGGCATCGCCCGACAGACGCGGCCCACAAATCAACTGAACGGGATTGACCGATGGCATACGGACGCTTCCAGACGACGGCGCAAGACAGCGCTGGCAACGTGCTTCCATCGGCATCGATCGAGGTGCGCCTGGAATCATCGGGATCGCTGGTCTCGGTCTATTCCGACCGGGATGGCGAGACGCCAAAGAGCAACCCGTTCACGGCGGACAGCGAAGGGTATTTCTTCTTCCATGCGCCGGGCGGGGCTTATCGCATCACGGCGACGCTGGGCAGCGCGACAAAGACATGGCGGTATGTCGCCGTCGGGCTCGCCGGGGAGAGCGACGCAATCGCCTATCCCATGATCATGCTGACGCAGGAGGAGTATGACGCGCTCGATCCGCCGACGCCCGGCGTCCTCTATTACATCGTAGAAGATGCCTGACCTCCGCGTAGGCAGCGCTTCGGTCGACGCGATCTACTACGGGTCGAGCGAAGTAACGGCAGTCTATTATGGATCGGAGCGGATCTGGCCATCCGTGCTGACCGTGCGCGTGCCGGTCGATTCGATGGTCTGGAGCGACTTCGCGGCGGTCATCGAGGCAACACCGGATACAGGCATTGCTGGCGACCTCGGCACCTGGACCGACTACGCGCCGAGCATTCTAACCGGCGTCAATGTCGCCGTGCCGGTCAACATGATGGACTGGCGCGATTTCGAGGTTTCCAGCTACGGGTTTTCGAAGGGCTTCTCGTCGGGCTTCACGGCACTGCCTTCGGACGCCGGGCCGACCCTTCCCACCTCCGACGCAATGGTCTTCACGGACTATGCGCCAACGATCGAAGCGGAATCGATCGCCACCCGCGAATTTCGCGGCAGCAAGTCATCGGGCAACAGCACGTCGGCGACGCACACCTTCGCGGCCTGCGATATCGGTTCGGCCGTTGTCGGCCGGCGAGTCTTCGCCATGGTGGTGTTCTACGCCACCTCCAGCAAGACGGTAAGCTCGGCGACGATCGGCGGAAACGCCGCTGCCGTGCATCTCCAGCACTCCTTCTCCATGGGCGGGAGCTACTACCTGCACGTCGCGCTGGTTTCGGCTCAGGTCGACACCGGAACGACCGGCGATGTGGTCATAACACTGAACAGCTCGGCTGCCCTGCAATTGAAGAGTTGCGGGACATACAAGGTGCTGGGGCTGCAGTCGACGACGCCAGTGGATACAGCGGTGGGCGGATGGTCGACCGCCGGCGGCGCCAAGGATCTGCTTGTCGATGTGCTTGCCGGCGGGCTGCTGTTCGACTGCCAGATGGCCCTGAATGGCACGGCCGGCTCGACTTACTCCTATACGGCCGGCGCGACGCTGGACGCCGATGTCGCGATCAACTCCAACCATAGCATGGTCTGCGGATCAGCCGAACTGACGGCCGACCAAACCAACCGAACCGTCACAATGGACGGCACCGCCATTTTCCGCGGCACCCGCATCCTCGCATCGTTCCGCTGATCCACTTTCTCCACAATCTGATCTGACAGGAGCCTTTTCCCATGGCCGTCACCATCTCGCGCTACAACCACACGGCAAAGCTGATCACGAACAAGGAGATCGACTACACCGCTCTCAAGTTCATGCTGCTCGACAGCAATGCCGCATTTGACGCCACGGACACGACGCTGACCGATGTGCTGGCGGGCGCTGCGACCGAGGTATCCGGCAACGGATGGGATGCCGGCGGCGAGGCGCTGGCCAGCGTTGCCATCACCACGGTCTCGACCAGCGGCGCGATGCTCGACGCCGCCGATATTTCCGTCACAGCAACGGGCGGCAACATCGGGCCGGCGTCGGCAGGCTGCATCTATGACAGCGCGCACGCCGACGATGCGCCGCTCTGGTACGTCGATTTCGACGGCCCGCAGGAGGCCGGGGTCGGCACCGACTTCAAGGTGACGTTCAACGCCAACGGCATCTTCCGCATCACGAATCCGGCTTGATCGGAGACTGACCCATGACCGTTCGCACGCGCGCGCAGCTCAACAGCGACGCCGGAACCTATCTGGCCGACAACACGACCGGCGACATCACGCCGGAGGATGTCCGGCAGCGGGTCAAGGATCTTGCCGACAGCGCGCTACTGCCGGAGGATATCGGTGTGAGCGTCCAAGGCTATGATGCCGACCTCGCGGCTATCGCAGCGCTCACGCCGTCAAACGACCACATCATCCAACGCAAGGCCGGCTCATGGGCCAGCCGGACTATGGCACAGCTAATCGCGGACCTGGCCGCTCTCGGCACGACCTTCCAGCCGCTGCTTGCCACGCTGACGAGCTGGGGCGCGATCACGAGGGCATCTGGCGTCGACACGTTCATCGCTTCGCCGACCTGGACAAACTTCCTGTCCATGGTGACGGGCGAGCCGACCTTCTACACTTCAGGTGGAACCGACGTGGCCTTGGCGGACGGCGGCACGGGCGCAAGCGATGCGGCCACAGCGAGAAGTAACCTTGGCCTCGCGATAGGGACTAATGTTCAGGCGTACGATGCGCAGTTGGCAGCATTTGCTGCCAACACTGGCATCTCAGGCACGATCACGGTTTCGACTAGCGACCCATCGGGCGGATCAGACGGCGATGTCTGGCTCAAATACACGGCTTGACCAATGAGCATCGGAATCAAGGTGTCCGGCGCATGGAAAGACGTTGCGGCTGTGTCGGTTCGGGTAAGCGGAGCTTGGAAGACTGTCTCTCAGGCCTATGTGAAAGTGTCGGGGGTGTGGGAGGAACTGCTTAACGCTCGCGGTCCTGCATCCATCATCGACCGCACGACCGGCACCAATATCGGCGACATGACGGCCAATGGCGGGCTTGCCGCTGCGTTCGACGGCGACACCACACAGGGTGGCACGACGACCGCCAACAAGACATCGGTATCGAGCGCTGGGTCGGCTTATGTCGGCAAGACGACTGCCGCACCAACGGCGGTCGAAAGTGTGACGGTCCATGGTACGGACAATCAGGGATATGTGGCGTCGGTCAACCCATCGACCACGCTTACGCTGTTCGGCAAGCAGGGGTCTGCCCCGGCCAATTCCGGCGACGGCACAAGCCTTGGCAGCACGACGTTCACCGACACCGCAAACGAGTCTACCGGGCGGACGATCAACAGCAGCGACACCGCTACCTATTGGGATCACGTCTGGGTTCGCCTGACCCATGCGGACGGTTCCGCGCGGACGGTTGGTATCGCGGAACTCGTAATCACAGGATGGCAATGATGCCCTATGTCGTAAAGAAGCGCACCTTCACCTATGCGACCGCGCACGCCACGCTCAACACGCTCGATTACTATGAACCCAAGGGCCTGCTCGGGCAGAAGCCTGCGGTCATGTTCATCATTGGCGGGGGGTTTTCGTCAGCTTCCGCGACCAACCGGGCAAAGTGGGACGCGGAGTGCAATGAGCTTGCATCGATAGGCTACGTCTGCACAACCATCTCCTATCGCGGCGGCTCCAGCTACCACTTGCCGGAGACAATGGTGGACGTGAACGCCGCGCTCGACTGGATGAAGGGGCACCAGGATGTAGACCCCGCTCGTATCTGCGCATGGGGTCGGTCTGCCGGCTCTTTTATGGCGGCGCAGCTTGGCAACGAGGCCAAGGTGAAGCTGTTCATGGGCGAGTGCGGCCCCTACGATCTGGTTGGCATCACTGAGCCCGACGCGGTTGCGTGGCTTGATGGGGCAGACCCGGCGGTTGTCTCGCCTCGCTACAACGTCACGGCTTCCGCATCCCGCTCAATGCTTGTTCACGGCACTGCCGACACGACGGTTTTGCCTGTGCAGAGCGCCAACATGAAAGCGGCGCTCGATGCCGCCGGGGTTCCCTGCACCTTGCGGACGCACAGCGGCGGGCATGGAACCCTCAATTCGTCGGTACGGCCTGCCTTCTGGACAGCGCAGAAGGCGTTCCTGGCGTCCTATCTGTGACAGCCAGCGAAGAGTGCATTGCCAAGGGTAAGCGACGGCGTATCGGCCTCACAGACCGGCGGCGCGTACCAGAACACCAACCCGGTCAGGACCAACAGCGCTGCCACCGCGACACCTGTCAGACGAAAAGCCATGTTAACCCCCGGAACAGAGTCGGGGAGTTCGAAACTCTCGGTGGAGAGCGCTCGCGCCTTTAGGGATTGCTCCCCTGGACATACGCGCGAGCCTCCCCGACCACTGTTCGGAGAGTGCTGACAACGGCTGCACTGAAGCCGCCACCGAGGGGTTTCGACGCCCCAGCCCGCCTACGGCAAGCCGCCGCCTGTCTAACACATCTCCCCGACCGAAAGGAACCTCCCATGCCCAAGGCACCGACCAAGCTCCAGGTCAACGCGCTGACCGACGCGATGGTGCGCGGCGGCGTGCTGACGAACAAGGACGGCAAGTGGAAGGTCGGCCGCAAGGTCTTCAGCCAGGCCATCGTCGATGCGGCTAAGGCCCGGATCAACCTCGTCGAGGGCGAAGACGGCTCATGGACGTTCAAGCCGGCCTAGCCATGCGGCTTGCCCTGCTTGCCGCCGTGCTCTGGGCCGCGCCGGCGCATGCGGGGACGGCTTCGTGGTACGGGCCGGGCTTCGATGGCGAGGTGACGGCATCGGGCGAAGTGTTTGACCAAGGGGCTGCAACCTGCGCGCACCGCAGCCTGCCCTTCGGCACGACGGTGCGCGTCACCAATCTCGACAACGGCCGCGCGGCCACCTGCCGGATCTCCGATCGCGGGCCGTTCGTCCGGGGCCGCGTCATCGACGTCTCGAAAGCCGTGGCCCGCCGGCTCGGCATGCTCCGCGCGGGCCTCGCGCCGGTGACGATCAACATCATCAAGTGAAAGGAACCGCTATGTTCGACGCGGAAACGATTGCCGGCATCGACAGGATCGCCGCCGCCCTCAAGGTCGAGCCCGCAGCCCTGCAGGCCGTGGCCGAGGTGGAAAGCGCCGGCAAGGTGTTCGCGCTGGTCAAGGGTCGGCAGGAGCCGGTCATTCGATGGGAGGGCCACTACTACGACCGGCGGCTGAAGGGCGCTGCGCGCGACCGTGCCCGCGCCGAGAAGCTGGCCAGCCCCACGGCCGGCGCCATCAAGAACCCGGCCAGCCAGGCCAAGCGCTGGGACATGGTGACCCGGGCATCGCAGATCGACCGGCATGCGGCGCTGGAATCGTTCTCGATCGGGCTCGGCCAGGTGATGACGGCGCACTGGAAGGCGCTCGGGTTCGCCAAGGTCGACGACCTCATCAAGGAAGCCCGGCGCGACGCCAAGGGCCAGATCGAACTCATGGTGAAATATTGCGCCGCGTTCGGGCTGATCGACGAGCTGCAGCGGCTCGACTTCACCGGCTTCGCGCGCGGCTACAACGGGCCGGGCTTCCGCAAGGGCGGCTACCACAAGAAGATGGCGGCGGCCTACAAGCGGCTCTCGGGCAAGCCCGCGGTGTCGGCCGCGACCGGCATGCTGCGCATGGGCTCGTCGGGCGCGCGGGTGCGCGAGCTGCAGGCCCTGCTGCTGCGCGCCGGCTATGCGGTGAAGGTCGACGGCGACTACGGCCCCTCGACGCGCGACGCCGTGAAGGGTTTCCAGCGCTCGCAGAAGATTAAGGCCGATGGCGTCGCCGGGCCGGAGACGTTCCGCCGGCTGGAGAACTGGAAGGTCACGCCGGAAGAGAAGGTCGGCCAGCAGAAGCCTACCGACGTCAAGGAGGTCAAGGATGCGGCCGGCGGCGGGGTCGTGTTGACCTTGGTGGTCTCGCTGCGCAACCAGATCGCCGAGACGGCGACCAGCCTCACCGGGATCGAGGCGGAGACGGCACAGACGGTTGCCAACGTCCTGATGGCCGGTTCTGGCGCCATCGGCGTCGGTCTCGCCGTGTGGGCGTTCTGGGGCTGGGTCAGGAGCAAGCGCACCGACGAGGGCGATGTCGAGCCGGTGGGGATCGCGCCGGCCGGCGACAGCGATCCGGTGCTGGCGTGATCTACGCGCTGGCACTTTTGATAGTCGGCCACGCGCTTGCCGATTATCCGCTTCAGGGCGACTTCCTGGCTAGAGCCAAGAATCGAGCTGCGCCGATCCCGGGCGTGCCGTGGTATCAGGGTCTCGTCAGCCACGCTCTGATCCACGCCGGTTTTGTCGGCGTCATAACCGGCAGCCTATTGCTTGCGTGCTTTGAACTAATCGCCCACTGCCTCATCGATGACAGCAAATGCATGGGCCGCATTTCCTACAACGCCGATCAGGCGCTGCACGTCGCATGCAAGTTGCTCTGGGTCGCGCTGATCCTATCGTTGGGTCCAATGCCATGAAGCGGCTCGGGTACGCAGTGGCTGGTGGCGTAGTCGCGCTGGCTCTCGCCGCCGGGGCTGTATGGTGGTGGTTTACGGCGTGCACAGGCTGGGCGTTCTGCTGATGGGCGTGCTTCTCGTCATCCTGCGTCTCGTCACCGGCACGCTGGGCACCAAGCTTGTCGAGGCCTATCGCATCCGCGAAGCCGCGCAGAACGAAACGCAGCGCCTGATCGCCGATGTCGCGGTCAAGGACATCGAACGGCAGATGGCCGACCGCGCGGCGGCGAAGGAAATTCGTCTCGCCACCGCCGGGTTCTGGGAGATGCGGCTGATCACCGCGATCATCGCCGGCTGCGCGACGGCGCACTATCTCGCCGTGACGCTCGACACGATCGGCCGGTTCGGCTGGGGCATCCCGAAATATCCGCCGCCCTTCGACGAATACCAGGGCACCATCCTGCTGTCCTTCTTCGGCGTCCAGGCGGTTGGCATGGGCTTCTCGGCAATCGCAGCGGCAATCAGAGGGCGGAAATGACGGATGCAAGCCTTAACGACATCTACAGGCAGATCGGCGAACTGATCGGATCGATGAAAGGCCTGGTCGGCAACGTCGCCGACCTGAAGATCGCCGCGGCGGCGTCGGAGGAAAGTGCTGCAGAATACCGTCAGGGCGTGCGCGACGAACTCGGCAAGATCGTGCTGCGCACCACGCATCTGGAAACCGACATGAGCACGGTGAAAGAAAGCATCGAAAAGATGCGCGGCGTGACGGACGACGTGGTGAAGATGCGGGAGCGCGCGCTGGGCGCCGGAACCGCCGGCAATATCGTCATCAAGATCGGCGTCGGCGTCGTCGGCATGGTCGGCTGGGTGGCGTGGCTCTACACCTATCTGACCGGCCGGCCGCCGCCGTGAACCGCAGTGATCCAATCAGGACGTGTCGGCGTAAAACCGGTTGCATTTATGGTAGCCGAAGGGGGCGTTGCCGGCCATGTCTGACGTACCCGAGAAGCTCGATGGTGCGGGCGATGACGGGCTGCTGAAGCGTCTGATTCGGGAGACGGGTATCACTGAAGCCGAAGCCTCCGACCTCGTGATGATGCTCGGGCCGAATTGGTCTTCCCTCGTGCGGGAGGCGCGCCTTCTGAAACGGCGAGACGCTAGCGCCGCCGATTCATGAGTTCGGCCAGAAGCACGTCTTCTTCCTGGAAGCCGAGATCGAACAATTCCAGGATGTGAGCCGCGACGCTGTCGCGATCCACAGTGTTTTTGACGCCATAGGTGCTGCAGTATACTTCCAGAACCCTCGCCATCATCGCCAACTGCTCGGCGGTCGCTATACCACTCGGCAT